AACTTTCATTAACTGGTATTAACTAGATTTCCCTGACTCTATAGAAATCAATGACTTACGAATTACCTGCACTTTTGGGGTTGGGTGGAGGTGTCCTCAGTTTTGAGGAGACCACAAAGGCTCGAATTGATCAAATTTTAGCTCCTGAAATTCAGGAGCTAAAATTCAATCAGCTGAGTTTTCGGCCGATTGAATTTCACTCACCCCAAAACTGGGGTGAGTGAATTTTAACCACTAGCGGTGGTGCAGCTAGAAGGAAGTCACTACAAAACTTTCGTAGTTCAAAATTAGATGATTCAATTCTGAGTCATGAGGAATATCAACAACTTACAGATGCGTTCAAATTTGAGCGCATCTATTGGTAGCCAAAACCCCAAAAACCGCTTATAATAGCTATATCCACGGTGAGTAGTGTCTAAGTGGTTGAGATGGCAAGTAAATTTTTGAAGTTTTAGCTCTGTAATCGGAGGCTGCTTGCGCCTACACTACCCGATTATAGAGCTAAAACTTTTTTATTGAGTGAAATTTGATGAAAAATACCCTGCAAGTGACTGAAAACGCTGTAGTTTCTATGACGAGTCTAGAAATCGTTGAATTTATCAATTCACGCCGTCCAGAGGGTTCGGCTGAGTTGCGTCATGATAACTTTATGGCGAAAGTACCCCAAGTATTGGGTGAAATAGGTGCCCTAAATTTTAAGGGCACCTATTTTGACACTCAAAACAAGGAGAGACCCTGCTACCGATTCCCAAAACGAGAATCCATGTTGATGGCCATGTCTTACGACTACGCCGCCCAAGCTGCAATCTACGACCGCTGGCAAGAGCTAGAAACCCAAGTCCAGCAACTAGAGTCCAAAAAACTCAAACAACTGGAGGATCGCAATTATCTGCTCATTCACGACTTATCGGACAACATCAGCCACATCGCCAGCAGTATGAACGCGATTAAGGCTGCCGAAAAGGAGGTTAAGCTGATCAAGACACGCATGGCCGATTATATCGACGAGCGCGTGACTGATTTGCGTGAAGTGGCCTATGACTTGCGCGAAGCTGGTGAAATCGGACTTGCTAAGGAGTTAATATCAGTGGTTAGGGCTATGCTCAGAGACCTGAAAGGTGTCACGAACCCTAAGAATGAGGCACTTACTGCTTGGTGTTTTGTGTCCGAGTCAGGACTTGACCGCTACGCACGAGAGCGTGTAGCACTTATGGATCGCTACGCACAATTGGAACAACTGGAACAAGTTGAAAATTCCTAACCAAAACAGAAATAGCTTTGGTTAAAAATCTCGTAAATCTCGTAAATCTCAAGGAGGGTTTTGAATTTTCAAAACCCTCCTTTCTACATCAGACCCTCTTAGACCAGCGAAAACCGACGCGCCCCTGCCGTGGCAGTCGATTTGATTCTTTCGGCTGTCTGATGATGGCGCTTGGCCACTGTGAGTGCAGCGAGGATCGCAACGCTTTCGAGACGGTACTGGCGACCCTCTACAACCCAAACAAGTCGGCCATTCATGGCCTTTTGAGTGGTTTCCACTTGGCTATTGCCAACAACAACGAGATTTTTCATAACCATAAACTCCTTCGGCCTTGATAGGTGGCCAGCCATAAAGCAATGAATTCAAATCTTGAACCCATTGCTTTATGCAGTCAGTTTTATGGCATGACTAGGCCAAATTTGGGTACTACTTCACTTCCGCCCACGTCGCCGTGAGCAGATAGCTATCTTTTTGGGTTGGATTTTGCGGGGTGCAGGGTGGTAGACACTGGTTATATTGTCAGCTAGGCCAGCACGCCGGAAGAACCAACTTGGAAACATACTGGTGTCCATTAGGCTTCAACCACGTGCCACTTGTCGTGGCTGGTCTTCACCCAATGGATCTCTTGATCGGGGCAGTAATCGAACCCACGAATCACTTCAACCACGTCAGCCCCCAAGGGGAGGCTGCACAGAATCTCAAATACCTCACCGAACCCAACATACTTTGCCCCAACATAGGCCGCGAGGTCACGGCGAATATTGAGTTCTGCGAAGTTTTTGGCAGGTGGGATTGACAGATAATGTGAGGCTGTGCCATTGAAGGTGAACTCTGCGAAAGACGCAAGTGTTTCTGTGCTGGTGTAACGAGTGGTAGTCATGGGTAAAACTCCTCGGCCTTGATAGGTGGCCAGCCGTAAAGGTTTGAAAATTATCTAATTTTCAAACCTTTACGGAGTCAGTTTATAGGCATGACTAGGCCAAACTCATTATCGGCGGTAATATCCAAGCACGTTGGCAATGCACAGCATCGCCATGTAAGAGAACACATGGGGCATTTGCGCTCTCGCGCCCCAGTAAGAGACCAGTTCAAACTGATCCACGTTGGCGAGAATTGCCAGAATGACCGCAAACACGGCCAGAATGAAGCAAAAAACACGGCGGGTGTCCAAAATGGCGACGTTGCGCCAGAAGGTAGTTTGCATGGGGGTATCTCCAGACGTGATTAAACACAAGCAAACGGATTCCGTTCGCTTGTGTTTAAAAACGGCTTTTTCCTACAGAATTTTGAATTTTAAAAAAAGTCCCCAAATTATAAAAATTTGCAAATATCCAGTTTGGCTTTTGTTGAAAAAGCTTTCTCTCAAAAAAGCCCTTTTAATGTGCATATATCATGTGCATTATAAACACACGACGCACGCCTAAAGCACGCGCCCACACACACGCACGCACACACGCACGCACACACGCACACACGCACGCCCACGCAGGGGCGCGTAAATAACACACCCACTTGGGGTGTGTCAAGGGTTTTTCAGACTCGGTAGCAGAAGTTGGCTTGGTAGCCATCTTCTAGGGGGTATACTCGGTATACCTGCTGGTCTATCTGGATCAAACAGTAACCGTCAGAATGACGCGGCCATTCGATGCGTTGAGTCGTGCTTGGTAGTTGCATTACAATGGTTGGTTGCATAGTTTGGGACTCCAAAGGGTAGCCAATTGCTACCCTATACCGCTTGGTCGGTATAGGGTAAAAATCGGATCAAGGCAGGCATGATGCCTGCCTTGATTTTTGGATTAGGCGGCCTGTTCGGCTTGTGTGGCTTGCATCGCCACAAGCTCAGCCGCTATAGTGGCTCGCTGTTCAGCGCTCATACTTTTTAGCATGGCCAAAACTTGTACCACTTGGTCGACTGGCTGTTCAAGCTGTTCAGGCTGTTCAGGCTGTTCAGGCTGTTCAGGCACGTCATACTTGGACGGCACTGGCAAGTCTAATTCAGGTTCTGGATTTTCCAACTTGTGTTTGATTGCCTGCATCGTTGTGGTTGCCGCAAACAATTGAATTCTGTTCAATTGTTTGAATAGCTTGACCTGATTTTCTGTTAATTTTGAACCTTTTTGGTTCAGGTTAAACAAGGTACAAAAGTCGGCATACGAATCTGATTTTGCCGCTTTTTCAATATTGGCAACATTAGAGAAGGTGGCTTGCCATTCGAATTCATTTGCCCACAACGGCAATTTTTTGTTACCCTGCAAAGATTTTGCAACCTGTAACATTTTTACCGCATTTTTGCCGGTCACTACCATCTGGGATAGTGTTTTTACCGCTTGATCGGCTTGTTTGCGTGATAGTGTGGTCATGGTGACTACTCCTTAAAACATTGGATGGATTATGGTTTGATCAGTGAGGGGACTTGAGCACGTGGTATCACACATAATGATCATCATGTGTGCCTTGTTTTGTTCCTAACAGACCACTTAAAAGTGTCCTAAAGTCAAGCATAAATACACTATGCCCACAGCTTAGGTTATTAACGTGTGATATTCTTACTTTTCACAGTGCAAAATTTGCCCGTGTCCAGTATTTTTAGAATACCGATACCATTACCACGCTCAAGCCTAGAATCGCTTGAGAATATGCCTAAAAATAGTGCATATGATTGTTGAGCGTGCTAGGCATTATTTCGTCAATAATGCACCCAACGTGGCGAACAATACAAGGTATTTTCTACCTTGTCAACACTTTTTTTATACAAGATAAGAAAAGTGTTATCATTCGCTATACCTAAGCAATCAAGACTTGATTGCTTAGGTATAGCAGACTTTTTAGTCTGCTACAAAAAACAGCTCATGGTAAATCATAACAGGAGCCGACAAACAAGTGACCAACAATGCAAGCGCACCAAAATAGCCAAAATGCAACGCGCTATCTAACATACCAAAAAACGCTAACAAACACACAATGAACGATAGAATCAAAACCAATGTTTTCATAACTTTACCCTATAGATGCCTTTTGCCAGAATGACTAGGCTTCTTTATGACTTGGTAGCATTTTCCGCTTTTTCCTTGTCATGGCAGCCATTCTACAGGATTTATCATGCTTGTCTACCTTTTTTTTATACTTTCTACAAAATAAGTGATCTTTCTTTTATTGTTATCTTTATGTAGCCAACTATTGACAAGGGTAGGCACGTTTATATAGGATAACGCGCACGCACACCCACATAACACCCCCGCCCGATTTATAAAATTTTAGATTCTTACTCAAATACGTCTCATTCTCATTTACCCCCCCCCACTCCCATGCCCTCAGCACCCCTGCTCGCGATGCTACAATGCAGCACCCCTGCTCGCGATGCTGCGCGACGCGCACAGGACCATTGGTTTTGATAAAAAAATGTCTGGCACATACAGGACCATTGGTTTTGATAAAAAAATGTCTGGCACATACAGGACCATTGGTCTCACGTACCTCTTGATAAGAATGTCTGGTGTATGCAGGACCATTGGTCTTAATAAAGGACCTAACCCAAACCCAAAACCAAACCCAATAAAAAGGGAGCCTAAGCTCCCCCCCTCTCTTCCCAACCACCTACTCAAGTATCTTGATGCCCGAATAATAAGTCCGAACATCCGACCCCTTATGAAGGGGTTTAATCCCAAACTCAGACATAACCTCTTCAAGCATACCTCTAAACGAGGACATATCATGCTGGTTCCGACCACCCACCGCAGCCGTAAAGAAAGCCTTAAATTGGTACCAAAGTGCCTCTTCCGAGATCTCATGAGCTGGATCAAACTGCAAATACGGATCCTTTTCTAGGAAGTAAAGCACGGGATTGGTCGTGTGGGTTAAGCGGTTTACCAACGCCTTATGAGAACTAGGCAATGTATAATCCGCATTATCACACACAAGTGTGGGCAATGCCTTGAGCGCCCAGGCGAAGACACCCTCACGCTCTTCACGCAGGATATGATCGGCCAGATTAACATCCACCCGTTCATCCGCAATCACCTGCCCAAACTTGAACATGAGCCAACGACGTGTAAAACCTTGTGAGGAGTCATCAGTACGCGGCAGGTGGTTGGAGGCAGCCCAGTGAGCGCAAACTGGGGTCATGTTAAATGCCTCTTTGTACAAGCGTCTGACCATCACCGAGGACCCATCAATCAGACCCTTGAACAAATCTCCCCGAATCCTTTGCTTCTCCGACAACTCTCCCACCACATTGATCAGTTTGTTATCCAGACTCACCAACATATTCCCATCTTGCAACTGGCTAAAAGAGACTGAAGCTCGAGCCTCAAGTGGAAACAGACCGCCAATAATCTTCAGAAGTACAGATTTGCCTGTCTTGGCCTTGCCAATCAGCAGAAAAGCCCTTTGAAATCTGGGTGCATAACCCAGCAGTGTTGCACAAAGCGCCTGCTGAAGCGCAATCAGTTTCTCAGAGTAATCAGGGTCATTGCCCCAGCAATCTTCCAAGAATCTGAGGAAGAGGGGACACTGCGCACCCTCGGCATAACGATAAGGTAGGACGTAGGTGGCACCAAATTCAGGATCATGATCAACCAGCGTACCATCTCCCAAGACTGCACCGTTGGCCACGTTGATGCAGGGGCGAAAATCTGTACGAATCCGTCCATTGGCCAAAATCAACATCTCACGCCAAACACCCGTCGAATCTGAGTTACGTTTCATCACTGGACATTCGATATATCGGTTTGAGACAAACTCCATCATCTGAGGCTGATCAACCACTTCCCAATGACTCCCTCTCCATTGGTGCAAGATGCCATCCTGACTTCTCAAATCGCCAAATCTCTTCTGGTAACTCAATACTGCTCGCGCAACCTGAGTATGTGAATTCAGTTCTAGGATTGAGCCTGACTCGGCAATCTCGACGTTAATGGCCATCGCTCTAAATCGGTTCAGTTCTTTTTTCAGATCCTTCACACCCAGATTAAGATGCTTGGTTCTACGCAGAATAGTCTCAAGCAAAACCTTTTCTTTCAATGGATCAATGGTGCGAACTGTCGCCAACTCTTGCAACACCAGTCTCACTGTATCAACCGTAACCTCTCCCCCTTGGTTATCAAGATCTCCAAAGGCTTGTCTTCCCATCTCCTCATAGGTCTTTTCAGTTTCTACATCAAACATTCCATAAGCTTTAATTTCCTTCTCAGTCAGGTCCTTATCCCAACCAATTGGCAACTTGCATGAGCGAGCCACTAAGTCTTGCTTGATAAAATTGATTAGATTACTGACATGTTTGTGGAGGTCCATCGGGTCACCCTCCACCTGCTGGGTGAAGCTTGATTCAAGAACCTGCAAGGTTTCGATTGCTCTCTTGAGCGTAAGGAAACCTCTCACCACATCAATAGCCAATGCACCTGCCCGTGAGGTCATGGCGTTGTCCCGTCCGCCTGCAGGGACAAACTCAGTTAATCCACCATATCTTTCTTTGCTCTGCAATTCATAGTTTAGGCTAGTCAAGATTGCCCGAACCATCTCTTCAAAGTTATCCGGTACAGGCAGAAAGCTTGGTGATTTCATTGCCTGCAACAGATCACAATTGGCCGTATAAATAATTGGTCCACCTGTCTCAGGGTTCGAGTCTGGATGGACTGAGGGTGGAAGCACCACCTGAAGTTTGTTGTTCAGGAACTCAACCAGAGTCTTGCCATTCTTGTCCTTCAATCGAAAGGCTTTCTTGATATTCGGATTGAACTTATAGGCCAAGACCATCCCCTTCTTACCTTTCCTATGCCACAAGGAAACGGGTAATAAGTCGATCAATCGCTGAACCATGAATTCGTCTTCAATATCAATGTCCAACACCGATACGCCTGACTTCGGGCCGAGAACTAATCCGATGTTATGATTGTCTGGCAACTCTAACCAGTTTTGCTTCAAAGCGTCAGTCAATTCATGCTCAGCCCAATCTGACCAACCATCAGGCACAGGAATCTTCGACTTCACGCGAAGGGGAATAACTGGAATGTTCTTTTTCAGATAGGCAGGCGCGGTGATTGCGTAGATACCTAGGTTGGGTCTATTCATTTGCTCTTACTTCCTAAATCTTCCAAACGCTTGATGAAATCCTTGGCGACTTCACTGGATTCTGAATGATGCTCGATAAACTCTTTGAGCAGTGCTTCAAGGCTAAACACTCTATCTATGTTAGCCAACCGTTCAGAAATCTCCACTCTCTTTTGTAACAATTCGAACAAGAACTTACTCGCACTCACCTTAGAGGCTTCGCTAGAACTCTGATTGGAGATTACGCTGCGAATATCTGAGATGGCATTGTCAATCTGCCACATCAGCATATCCTCCGGGCGATCCCCTGTGGCCGTCAGCTTGACGTTATTAATGGCTCTATCCTTGGTCTCAGAGTTCAACTCTCGCAGACTACGAACTGCCTTGACTATGCCATCTTGCAAAAGGGGTGTGTATGGACAATTGGCTGCCGAGACATAAAGCGGGTCTTTAAGTGCCTCACCAATAATTTCCACTGAAGTTTCAAAGTCTTCCAAAATGATGCGGGGGTAACGGCTTCTCATGAGCTTATCTCTTGGATGGGTGTCGAGTATCTTAGCTTATTTATGGGGGTTTCTCTGGCTTTCTGTTGTTCAGTTTCGGTAAACTGACTCGATAATATCTTGCAGGCTTCTTGCAATCTCTTTTGGAAGTTTTTTATGAATATTCTCGACGATTTTTCCACCCGGATTTCTCAGTATCTTCAGGAGAAGGCCGATCCAAAACCCTACACTGATTGGCTGCAGGAAAACACAAAACTGGCTGGTCTGCCCTTCTCAGTCTCTAAGTATCCGTTTCAGCGGCAAATCTTGAACGATATGCACACCAATCTGTGTTGTGTAAAACCTTCCCAAGTTGGTTTGGCCCTCGCCTTAGACACCCCCATCCTAACTGGTCACGGTTGGACTACAATGGGCAACTTGAAGGTAGGTCATTTTATACACGAAGGTTCAGGTTCGGGCGAACTGACCGAGGTCACTTACCTATCACCCATCTACACAGACCACGAGTGCTTCTCACTGGAGTTCCACGATGGCACTAAGATTGTCGCAGATGCTGGGCATCGCTGGCCAGTGAGTGTAAACGGAAGCAGGGTAGAGATCAGAACCACCATTGACCTCTACCAAGAGAAGTATCTGTTTGGTTCAAAGATGACTGTAAAGGGGGGTTTGAGTGGTCAGCTATCTTTCACTTTGACAGGCATTTTTAAGGTTCCTGCTGTCCCTGTCCGTTGCTTGACAGTTGCGCATCCAAGCCATCTTTTCTTGTGCGGGGCCAGCTTAATCGCCACTCACAACACTGAAGTGCAGGTGCGTAAGGCATTGGCCATTGCTGCACGCAACCCGCATCGGACAGTCATGTTTACGCTGCCCACCGAGGACATGCGCAAACGTCTGTATCAAACACGGGTCGAGAACCTAATCAAGAACACCCCACTGTTCAATCCTGTGGGAGGTAAACCTTCACGCTCTATCGAGATCAGTCAGATACTAGATAGCTACGTCCTAATGGTACCTGTGACCGAGGCGGCAGCAACCAGTCAGCCTGCCGATGTCGTATTTAATGACGAAGTTGATCTCTCAAACCAATCACTCTTGGCGCTGTTTAACTCTCGGATGCAGGGTTCCAACTGGCGCATGTCGCAACGCTTTAGTACTCCAACCTACGAGGGCTTTGGCATCTCCGAAGACTTTGCGCTGTCAGATCAACACCACTATATGTACAAGTGCCACAAGTGCGGACATCACCAGATTCCTGAGTTTAACCGCAAGTTCGTCACTGTACCCAAGCTGCCAGAGGAATTGAGCGCAGACTATTCTCTGTTCGAGACTGATTGGATCGACAAGTATGGGTTGCAGATGGACGAGACTTTTCTGCACTGCGAGATCTGTAGAACACCCATGAATCTCAAGAACCATAATGGACGGGAGTGGGTGGCCAAGCATCCTAACCGAACGCATCACCGAGGCTATCGGGTCTCACCCTTTTCAGTCAGCACACTCCCACCCAGCTATATCTTCAACCAGCTGTTCACCTATCGACGCAATGACAACCTAAAGGGCTGGTACAACACTGTGCTTGGCCTCCCCTACGAGGGTGGGGATGAGCGATTATCACGCAGGGACATTTTGGCATGTTTTAGCGAAATGATTCACCCAATCGAGCGCGATGACAATTACCATTACTTCCTCGGGGCTGACATGGGCAACCTGTGTCACATCACGGTGGCTCGAAGCAAAGACGGGGCAGCCTTAGAAGTAGTCTTGATGGAGGTGGTCAGCTCGAACGGCTACGCGGATCGGTTGATGGCTCTCAAGGAACGCTATCAGATTGATCTGGGTTTCTCTGACCGATTCCCTCTCACAGAGACGGTCAACCGAGTGCGTGAGTTGTCTGAGAATACTTTCATCCCCCTGCAGTATCAACACAGTAAAGGGGCTGAGAAGTTTCGCTATCATGATGATGAGCTGGGTAACCTGTCACATGCCTCAGCCCAGAGAACTTGGCACCTCGATCAGGTGGTGACTAAGGTGAGAAACCAGAAGGTGAGCTTTGCTGGTTATGGTGGTCAGAAGGAACTAATCATCGAGCATTTACGTGATATGGTTCGTGAAGCCAAGGACGAAGAGGTGCCAGTATGGAAGAAATTGAATGGTAAGGATCACTATTTTCACAGTCTAGGTTACTGCAATCAGGCGATGATGCAATTCTTCGATGGAAAAAATTCAAGCACTAACAGTAACACTACGTTATACTTCGGTGGAATTGATGTAAAATTTCCTGCCTCTAATGTAACGGGGTTATTTGGAAGCATGGGCAACTCAACACGAGGCAGTGGCAATGGCGGGAATCTCTTCTAACATCTTTGCAAAAATGGGCGAAGTGCTTTTACCCAAGGCCCTCCAAGTGGGGGGTAAAGGGCAGAGTCCTGCTTTCGATGCCTCACGGGGCTCCGACCCAGTGCCACGCCCCATCACCAACAGTCACCAGCGTGACTTGTTGGCCGAAAGGTCTGGGACAGATGATGATCTGATTCAGACGCTTATGCGCTATGACTCGGACGTGGCTGCAGCAACTCACGCCTATCTGACCGTGGCCAATACAGAGATGCGGCATCTCTGCTACGATGAGCTGGGGCAAGTTGATCCAGTGGCGCAGCAAACCATCAGTCAGTTCCTCACATCCCTTGGCACCACTATGGATTACAGCCAAGGATTTACAATGAACCGTAGTCTTCGGGCACGCAATGAGAAGATGCGCTACATGCTTCTGAAGCGGGGTTCGGTGGCTGGTGAATTATTGTATGACCGCAAGCTGGGGACTATTACAGATTTCCTACTACTAGATACAGGCAGTCTTGACTGGAGCCAGAAGGTTAATGGGAAACTAAAGCCAGCACAACGGGTTGGGCAGGGCGATCCTATTCCTCTGGACTTCGCCACTGTCTATTACTCCTCGTTTCGACAAGACCCGAGCGATCCCTACAGCAAGAGCTTCTTCATCTCAGTAATCAACACCATCTATGCACGCACGCAGATCATCAACGATCTGTATCGCATCATGAACATCAATGGTTTCCCTCGCATCAAAATAGAATTGCTGGAAGAGACCATCCGTAAGCATGTGCCTCAGTCAATCAAGAATAACCCTACCAAAGTGTCTGAGTTCATCAACTCGATTATTAGCGAGACGCAGGCCAGCTTCCAGAACATTCGCCCAGATCAACCACTGGTGCACACCGACTCTTCGGTGATCACGGTGATGAATGAGCGCAGCTCTGCAATGTCTTTGGACATCAGCCCAATCATCAAAGTGCTGGATGCGCAGAACCAATCATCCCTGAAGACAATGGCCACTATTATTGGTCGGGGTGAGTCTGGGGTGAACACAGCTTCCGTCGAAGCACGGATCTTTGCGTTGTCGGCGGCCGAACTAAACGACCCAGTGGCGGAATTGTGGGAACAGGCCCTCACCTTCGTGCTGCGATTGTCTGGTTCGCGCTCCCGAGTTGCAGTTCATTTTGCTGAGCCTGAGTTGCGGGCTGAGAGCGAACTAGAGCCAGCTCGCACCCAGAAGCAGGCTCGCCTGCACAAAGATTTATCGCTCGGTCTCATTACCGACGAAGAATACCATTTGCAAATGTACAACCGTCTACCCCCCCAAACTGCTCCCACCTTGTCGGGTACAAACTTTCTGGGTGGAGATGTTGCACAAACTGCAGAAGTTACAAAAGGGCCTGCTGACCAGCCTAATTCGGTTCAGCGTCAAACCACCACTAAGGCTGACAAGTCTGCTGCCAGCAACGCCAACAAATAGGAGTAGGCCATGTTTCGTTTACCTTTGACTGCCAGTTTGAAGGCTCTATTACAGAACCGAATGGGTAAAGACCAAGAGGATAAGATTAGTCTCTATGAGGTGCTGGTCAACAGCACCAAGCCAATCCCGCGCACCTACGGAATGTATCAGGGTGCGCAGATGAAGCTGAGTTATCTGCAAGAGATGTCCGCAATCTCCAAGGTGCGTCGTATCCCTATCATCCAGAATCACAACCAGTATTCTATGTTACCTGACGGTGTGGTGTTGGCTGCCGAAACTGTGCTTCTGGAGGACGGCCAAAACTATGGTCTGCACGCCATTGTCGCAATTCCCAAGAACGAGGATGCCGAGAGTTTAGACAATCGGCTTTCACTTGGCATTGTAAATCAGGTTTCTTCAGGTAGTAAGCCAAGTGATCTCTATTGCTCTGAGTGTAATTTCCACTACACCAAAGATGAAGATTCGGTCTCATATCTAAATCTGCGTGAACACGAAGCGATGCCGATGTGTCCAAATGACCACAAGGTGGGTGTCAATGGTGTGCACCTAAAGCTGGATGGTTTAGCCTATTGGGACGAGATAAGCCTAGTAGTTCAAGGAGCAGTTACCGATGCACGGGTGCTGAGTGAAAATGAATGGGTTTTAAATCGAAAATTTGAGTTGCAACAGTTGGCAGCAAGTGCCAATACTGATAAACTCCGTCTAGTTACATATGAAGAACAGAAAGATGGCAGATTTGCTGTTGACCCTGTTCCAAATTTAGAACCCAAGGGGGAAGAAATGAGCGGTATCACTCTCGCAACTGCAGACTACGAGCAGTTGGTCTTATCCAAGGTCAAGGCTGCCGAGGTCGATGGCCTAAAGCTGCAGCTTCAAACTGCCGCGACTGCTCTTGCAACTGCTCAGACTGAAAAGGATGCCGCCATTGCAAGCAAAACAGAACTTGAAAACGCAAAACTAGCTGCCGAGTCTCAAGTTGAGGGTTTAAACTCTCAAGTGATCGCTCTGACTGCTCAAGTTGCTGCGTTGAAAGCTCCAGAAGGCGGTGCTGGTACAGACCCAACAACCCAAGAGGCTCCTGCCGCAGAATTCTCTGCTGCTGATGCTGCCATGTTTAAAGTCAAACGGTAAGGAGCCTCTATCATGGCGATGACTAGCAACGTAACACTCCGTGGTACCTCACTACATGAAGGTCGTTTTACCTTCAATCTGGTACACACTTTGGCCGCAGGTGTAAGCACTGACACTCTGATGGGTTTGGCAGTATCAATCGACACCACTGCGAACAACGCTGTTCATTTGGCGGGTAATGGTGAAGAACTGATCGGCGCGATTGTGATTGCCGAGCAAGATATGCAAGGCAACTTGGTCTGCACCGTGGATACCCTCGGGGGTATCGAGATGCAAGTTTTGGCTGCTGACCCAGCAACACGCGGCACAACTCCAGTTGGCGCGGGTGCAGGTAAGATTAAAGCAGGCGCAAGCTTGACCGACAAACGTGTTTGGATTTGTTCAAACGCAGGGCTGACCTCGGCTGCCCGTACTGCCACCGTCATGTTCCTGTAAGGAGAGAACAATGAAACCACAAGATTTGAAACTGGGCTTTTTCAAAGCAGGTCAGAAATTCTCCCCCGAGATGGTTCTGGCCAAGTTGCAAGCTGAGACCCCAGAAGAGCAATTTGCCAACGCCTCAATGCTGCTGCGTGATGCTGCAGAATCAGGCTTGAGCTTGGGCGCTCTGCTGGATCGTCATGTAGACTCTACCCATAAAGACCTGGGTGGTAAGTTTAACGGTCTGCAGCTGAGCGGTCTTGAGTCGGTATTTGCCTTGAACGGCACCCCGCTGACCAAGAACACCGAAGAAGCCTCGGCACGCCTAGCTGCCACTGGCGACATGTTCACCACTGGTGGTATGAAGGTACTGTTACCGCTTCTAATCGACAACCTAACCCGCGAAGTTCAGAACGAACCTCTGCTGGAGCGTGTTGAAGATCTGGTTGCTAACACTCGTCAGACTGCGGGCAACGAAATGATCACCGAAATCATCCTTGATAAGGATACTGAGGACTCATACAGCTCGTTCCGCATCAGCGAAGGTGGCAAAATCCCAGTTCGTAAATTGAAGGCCACCAACCAAGGTGTGAAGTTCTTCAAGATCGGTTCTGGTATTGAGATGACTTATGAGGTTGCTCGCCGTGTCGGTCCGCAAGCGATGATTCTGATGGCCAACCGTCAGTCTTTTGAGCGCACTCAGACCGAAGCACGTTTGGCCGTGAAAACCTTGATTGAAGGTGATGGCGTTCACCCAGCAGCACCAGTCATTACTCTACAGAGCCTTGACACCTTGGCAACTGGCAAGCTTCGTAACCGTGCTGAAGGCTTCCTGAAGTGGTTGATGGCCGCTGCCAAAGCAGGTCGTCCAATCGACACGCTGGTAGTAAGCCACAGCACTTGGTTTGAACTGACTGCTCTGTTCCCAATCCAAAACACTGCTAACGTTCCTAGCGTTGGTTTGGGTGTTGGTAACACCTTCGGCGCAAACTTCAGCGTAGCAAACGGTATGCGTATGGGTTTCACCATCGTGCTTTCAAGCGAGATGGAAGAGAACCGCATCCTTGGCTATCGCAAGCCTGAAACACTTGAGCGTCTGATCGAAACCGGTTCACAGATTAGCGAATCTGAAACCGCAATTCGCAACCAGAGTGTGCTTGTGACTAACACCGTGAACAGTGGCTTTGCTATGCACTATCACCAGTCGCGTGAAGTGTTGTCTTGGGTGAACTAAGCATAACCCTGTGATACAATAAGGGCAGATTAAATCTGCCCTTATTTATTGGAGCCACTATGAAAAAGCTGTACTCTGCCCTCGATGGTTTCATGGGACATATTGCTGGTCAAAGTGTGACCGGAGGTATCTCCTACGTTTTGGCTGAAGCCGGAGACCCTGAAGTTCGACTATATACCAACACCAAACGTATTCAGTCTTTGGACTTTGAGTTCCCTGACTCAGCAACCAACCGTCGCTACCGTGAAATTTTTAATGATTGCCAAAATGCAAAGCAGGCCGCTGAGATTTATTTGGCTGAATTGGGTTTGAGTGCGGAGCTTGAAATTAAGCCTGAGGTTAAGCCTAAGGGTAAGCCTGAGGTTAAACGTATGACTGTTAAAAAAGAGGACTAATAAATGACTCAGGTGGATTATTTACAAGCTGGTCTCACTAACACTTTTGATTTCGATTGTGTGGTAGGAACTGAGTATGCTATTCCATCTGAGGATTTTCAAGTCCTTGTCTCAGTAGATGGGGTGGTGACGGTTGGAAGCATTCTAGCCACTCAAGCCACTTCATTCTCCTATGGGCTACCTGTTGTCTCAGTTAATCGTGGCGAAGTATCTAACCTAAGTATCTTGGTTAAGGCCAAGACCAGTGTGGGTTCTTTTATTCTGCGCCGTAACTTTAAAGTTATTGAGGCAATGGATATTCCAACTGATACCTTTCAAGTCAAGCGCAAGCTGGGTCTGACAGACAACGACCTGACAGATGCTGAGATTCCTTTAGAGGCGTGCTACTTGCAAACCTATAAAGCGTTGAGTGCCACTTTCCACGTTGCCCGACTAACTGACCCACTAAAGACGGACACTTACGGTCGCTTCCTAAGTTTATTTTGTGCACTGCGTGTGTTACCTGCACTATACCTACGACTGGCCAAGAAAGACAAGACCGAGAATGCTGAGTTTCAAAGACTAGCAGATGCAAAACATCTGGAGGACTTGAGAGACCTGCTTATTGAGGAGCTGAATGACGTGATTGATGAATTGGGTGTTGATCTGGTGGGTGTTGAGACTCTGTTGCCAACCATCTTGGCCTTCGTCACGATCACTCCTGATCGTATTACTGGGGTCTAAGATGGATACTCGGCAGATACCTCGGCACTTTCAGACCTTCCGATTGGCAGACAGTCCAAATATGCAGATCAAGGGCTTCTTCCATGAGCCTCCTGTGACTGCTTCCATGAGTGTAAATCCACCACGTCTGCTTCAAGTAAGTGAGCGGGTGCTGCCTGAGACAGTGCTTGGTAAGATGTTGATCAGTGCCACTCGGGTACCAAGCCGTCATTTAGTTAGCGAGTTTATGATGGCTCAGGACAGTTACATCTTCAAGACCTATGAGGCTACCCAGTTTCTGACGATGTACCGAGAAAGTATTGTAAATCACCCAGTTACTAAGATGCCGATCAAAGACCCAAACCCATTGGTTCAAGAGCGGTGGTTTAATGTGGGGTTGGTTAATATCGGACCCTCAGGTAGCTCAGGAAACCCAGTAAGTGAGTACCAGATTCGCTCGCACGAAGAGTTGAAGGAAAGGGATTTGATTGGTCCCTTTATTGTGAAGCAGGTGGTGATTGAGAACGGTCTCTATCTGGCGAGGGCAGAACATCATGGCTCGTAGAGTTGCCTATGACGGCGAAAAGTTTGCTGCTTCTATTCAGGCGCGAGCGAACTTTCAGACAGATGTTCAGATAGAAAAGCTTGCCAGACTGGTCAACAGCACTCTGGCTCAGTTTGTGAATGGTCGGATTGATCAGATGTTCGTGGAAGGTATTGGTAAGCGTGGTTTAACAAAACAGACAGCTATGGCTCCCCCCGAACTAATGCGTAATACCACCACCACTTGGGGTTCCCTAACGCCCAGCACGGTTAGAAAAAAGAAGGCCAGACGTAGTACAACCCCTGACACAATCTATCGGGATACTGGCGACTTCGAGAAGCAACTTAGTAAGTTGCCCTCCGGCAAATCAATATCTCAAGTATTTGGTGGTTACTCAAACAAGTCAGCCCGAGTAGTGACCGGTCAGCCAGCCAATCTGACACCCAATAGAGCTGGAGGCAAGGCACCAAGGATTACTAAGACTCTGACCTTCTCAGTATTCCACGCCCTAAAGTCTCGGGCAGTCCCTGAGACCATCATGGATCTGTTGTACGATCAAGATGCTAATGATGTGCCGATGAGTGTAAAGCTGGGTTATTACGCTCCGAAGAATAAGACGATCAGGCACCGCAGATCCTTGCTAGTACCTTATGCGGATTATTTTGTCAGGGTTCAGCTGCCGATGAAAGTCAAAGACTGGGTTAGAAAACAAGCGAGGAATTGATATGAGCAACATCCGTTACGCTGATGTTTACACCTCGCTGTTGCGTTATATTAGCGAGACAGCCGAAGCACTAACTATAGCTCACGGGGTGCAGATCACACCCTACAACTTCGACACTGTTGGTGATACCTCTCGACTACCAGAAGGGAACCTATTTGGTATCAGCGACTGGAGTCTGGAAAATATCGACAGTGTTTATGGCATGGAGATCCCGCTGTTCATCGGTTTTGCTGTGCTCTCAGATATGAATCTTGACCTGTTAGAAAATAAGCTGCTCAACGATTTGGTCAGCCACATTGCCAAGGCTTATTCAGAATCGACCATCTCAATCTACAAGGCCAACCAGTTGACTGAAGAGATTCTGGGAGTCATGACGTTTGGCAAAACCTTCAAAGTGATGCCCGCTAGACATGACTCGGCTCGCACCTTCAAAATGGTGCAGGCGACTTTACTCTGCCCCAAGAATATAGGATACTAGGTTGTATTTTCGTGGCTAATTGGTTACTATTCCACTAACCAAACGAGGGAATCCATCATGGCACACCAACCACAGGCTTCGGCACAAACCGATGCTTTTATCCTGAATGAAGCAACCTTGATGATTGGGCCACTGGGTTCTGTCAAAGACTTGACCGAAGAAGAACACAGCATTGGTCTTTTCAAGAGTCTGCAAATCAAAAACGAGCGTACTTTTACTGAGTTGATGCAGGGTGTACGTCAAGACGTAGTTGCCTCTGTGCTGACTTCAGACAACTGGACGTTTAGCGGTGAGGGTTGTGAATTCTCCCCCCGCCAATTGGCTTACTATTTGGGTCAAGATGGTTTCGACTTCAGCACTGACAAGGTAGCGACCAGCACGCTGACGAGTCCTGCTGCTGCCGCGGCCAGCACTGTTACTGTGGCCTCGGCCACGAATTTGGCTGTTGGTGACTACATCACCATCTCCCAGACAGGTGACAACAATGGTCTGGTCTTCCAGATCGAAAGTATCTCCGGCATGGTCCTAACTCTGGATCGTCCGACTGTGACTTCTTTCGTTTCGGGTGCGACAGTTTATAAGCTGAATGCGCTACGCTCGAATACTAACAGCTGTACTGGTGCGAACTACTTCTCTGCTAAGATTGTTTCGCAGAATGTTGGCTGCGATCCGATCATCATTTGGTTGCCGAAGATCCAGATCACCAGCGGCTTGACCCTGAACTTCGGTGCTGACAACTTCATGACAAGCCCGATGGAGTTCAAAACACTGGCTTCGGTTCGTGGTGATGCTTCGTATGAGGACTATGCCGACAACGGCTTCAGCGAATTCATTCACTTCTCGCGTGCGTTTGCTCCGGCTCCTTAATCGGTGCTAGAATGAAAACCCCAGTAGGGGTTTTCATTTTTTGAGGTGTTTATGTCAGCAAATATAAAAGTAAAACCGAAGGTTTCTGCCCGTAAGAAGTTTCTTGTGGGTGGAGTTGAGAAAGAACTATTCATGTCCTTCTCTATTCACCAAAGGATCATCACAATCTGTGGTGGTTTAGATGAAGTGATCACCTCTTTCTCTAACCCAGTAACTCAGATGGAGCTATTGGTACTCACAGTGATGGGTCGCGATTGTCCTATCTACACCGAGACCGGAGAGCTATATGCTTTGTTGGATGATTTAGAGCTGGGGGCTGACGAGGCCACTTTAATTCTTGATTGGATTCAGGACTTCATTGTGGATTTTACGTTTGCTCAGATGCAGAGTCTGGGCGAGAAATACCAAAAAGCGGCGGAGCAGTTGCAGCAAGTCCAGAAAGGATCAACATCTACTTAGATTGGTTTAATGGTCTAAGTCTTGAAGAAGCTCTCTGTCTGGCCCTAGATAAGTTTCCATCTGAGGTTGAGGATTTGCTTTGGGAGAAAAGCTATAAGGATATTACGGTAAAGTTGAAACTTTACCTAAGCCACACCCAAATAAATTATTGCCAAGATCACCAAGTCTTGGCCATGATAATTGGGGCGATATTCGGCTCTTCTTCTGAAAAAGATACACAAAAAACTAACAAAATTGACTATACTAACCCTGTGATAAGCACTCCAGAACAGCTAAACGCTTTTCTGGGAAATCGGGGCAAAAGATAGGTGTAGTCAATATGTCAACTCAAAAAGCTGGGCCAGGGGAAACTATTGATGTCTCCATCACTACCCAAGGCTCAGAGACAGCTGTAAATGCCCTCAACAGCGCCCTAAAAAAGATGGGGGATTTGTTGGCCAACGTCAATTCGATGTTGAATGCCAACGATGCTAACCTTATTCGGACGGTAGGGACTGCCGGTAAGCTGGCAGCCACTATCGACGCTCAAGTGCGGATAGCATCTACAATCCTAAAGGCTCAAGCAAATAACACAGCTGGGTTAGAACCAAACACACTGGCAAACGCTGGAATGGCACAGGTCGGTGTGGGTGTTGATAACCATAAAGCTAAACAAGTTAAGGCGGCAGCAAACTCAGCCAGCGACCGCGCGTTGGTTGAATTTAGAGATCAAATTGTGGAGGGAAAAGCTACAAGTCTTCTTCGTGCAAAACAGATGATCTCTGAGGGTACTATCACCTCCTCCCAAGCTAAGATTGCTGCCCAATCGGTTTTAGAACTTGGACAACGTACAGGAAATCTAAAAACGGCGGAAAGAGCCTCAATTTATATTCGAGCAATCGAAAAGTTAGATATGCAGATTGCGGACGAGAAAAAGAAAGCCTTAAAGTTACAGCAGGAGAATAATAGGAAAAGTGCCAAAGCTGAAAGAGACGCTGAAGCCTTAAAGACTCCTCAAGGTCAATATATATTTATGCAGCAAAAGGCAGATGCCGCATTCTTAAACTCCCCAAACGGTGCTGGATATGCAAGTGCTGCTGCCAGAGCGCAAACAACCTCAAGAGCAGCTACAGGGTTTAAGCAGTTACAAATCGAGGAGTTTGCACGTCAGAATGCAGGACAACTAACGGGTCCTAATCGTCGTCGCTACTTTGATGGCAGTGTGGACTTTACCCAGCAAGCGGATGGAAGAGCCAAGGTTCAAGGGTTACTAGACAATGCCCAATTACATCAGGCTTACCTCAGAAGCATGCCAGTTACGGGTCAAAGCTTTGCTCAAAGTCAAGCTCTAACCCAAGACAAGAATAAGCTTAATGTTGAAATCAAGGCTTTGAGAGAAGCCTTAAACGGTTTGACAAAAGCTCAACTAGCCAGAACTCCTACAGCCCAAAGCCTACAACGGTTGGCTAAGCAAGAACAGGCTCAAGGAAAGCTGGATGGTATAGATTTAACTGCAGCCCGAAACCTAGCTAAGGTAGATTTAAATGCTTTGCCTGTTTCCGACTTGAAAAGAAAACAGTCTGAGATCTCAGCTGAAATCAGAAAAACTGATGCCGCGATGTCTCACGCTAAAACCGCCCAAAATAAAACAGCTAGACAGGAAGCGCAAGATCTAAATAAGCTTTTGCAGGCTCAACTCACACTGGTTGAAAAGTTAAGAGAGGCAGATAAAACCGCCAAGGTTCAATCTACAGCCAAATATCAATTTACACAGATGGCTGAGAAAGCGGGTTTAAACCAACTAGGTGACCCTAACAGCGTGCTGTCTTTCGAGGCTGCAGCTCGGGCTTCTGTTGCTTCCAAATTACGTCAAGGACAATTAAGACAAAAAGCGGAACAAGATCTTGCAGCTTTGTCTGGCCAAGGAGGTTTAACAGGGCCACGAGTTGGTACGATGTATATAGATTCTTCACTAGATAACTCTAAAGTTTCTGCTGCAGTACTTAGCGATAAGCTGGAGTATTTGAAACGGCATCAAGCAAGCCTAGAGTTAGCTCGCCAAAACCCTGCTGCCGCTAACACAGATATAGCAGGCATCAACGCAGCAACCGCAGCTCTTAAAGCTCAAGCAGAGGAGCTAAAAAAATTATTAACTGCGAGGAAGGCCTTAGATACCCAGAACAATTTAAGCACAAAGGGTTTTAAGCAAGAAAGAGCTGCAAAGGTCTTAGCAGGCTTTGATCTGACCGATGCGAAGACAATAGCAAATAAGAGCATAGCGGGTTTAACAGGGGATAAAGCCGTAGAGAGAACCCTTGAGTTGACAAGAGCACTCGCTGACGCTCGCAAAGCTTATAACCTAGCGGTAAATGCAGGGGATAAAGCCGCTCAAGACTCAGCTAAAAAACTAGAACTAGCTCTGCGTACTCAACAGATCAACCTAAATGCTGCAACAGGAGACACCAGAAAACAAGCAAAAGCTAAAGCTGACGAGGAGGCTAAATTCAATCGTTTAAACGCACAAACATTTAGAACAACTGATTTGAGTGCTCAGATTTCAGGAGCCAAAACACTCCTAGAACTGGATAAACTCAAGCGAGTGGAGCTGGATAAACAGTTAAAAGCTGCAAAAGCTTTGCAAGAACTGGCGATTAAGCGCGGAGATGCAGGGGCTGAGCAGAAAGCAAACAAACTGATTGAACAGTATTCTGCCGAAGCAGCAGCCATAAGGGCTAAAGAAAACCAGATCAAAAATGAAGGCAAGGCTGGCCAAAATCTGGCTGCTAAAATGAGTCCTGAAGGTCAGGGAGCGGCCTTTCTAAATCGCATGACCTTAATGAAAGACTATATGATGATGGGCGGAATCATGGGGTCTATCAGTGGAGCTTATAGTTTTGTCAAAGATTTTGAGTCCTCCCTGAAGCAAACACAAGCAATTGCGCAGGGTACAAACCAGCAGATGCAATCCTTGAAGACCTCTATTATTGATGTCTCAGATGCTTCTCGCTTCAGTGCTATCGAATTAACCGAGGTCACAACCAGTTTAGCCCAAGCGGGTTTTTCGATGTCTGAGATTGAAAGATCTTTGAGATCTGTAGCCACCTTGGCAACAGCAACTGGTTCAGGCTTAAAAGACTCTGTAGATATTGTGACCTCTGTCATGGGGGCTTTCAAAATGTCTGCCTCAACCATGCCTGATGTCGTAAACCAAATTACACAAGCAATGAACATGTCCAAGTTGGATGTACCTAAGTTCATGCTTGCTACTCAATACGCAGGTAACGCTGCATCTGATTTAGGTGTTACTTTTAAAGAGATGTTGTCCGCCACTGCTGCGGTATCTAACACAGGTATTCGATCAGGTTCCACAATGGGTACAGGTATGCGGCAGTTGATGGCTGATCTTGCAACCCCCACTGATAAAATGAAAAAGAAGATGCAGGATCTGGGTTTGACTTTTGCTGATTTGGATGTCAGAACCAATGGTCTTACAGGGGTTATGAAGAACCTAAAAGCGGCTGGCTTCAGCACAGCCGATGCTTTTGGGAGTTTTGAGCTTCGAGCAGCCGCTTACTATGTAGCCCTAGGAAATAATCTAGATAGCTACGATGAAATGTACGCCAACATGGACAATGGTACTGCGGCTATGGACGCGCAGGAAATCCAAATGGATTCTTTGGCAGCTCAATCTGATCGAATGACCAACCAGTTTAGAGTTCTGGCTGATGTTGTGGGTAAAGATTTATCCCAAACTCTTAAAAGTGTCTTTGGGACCGTTGCAGATTTCACTGCTCTATTAAGTAAAGGGGCTGCGGGAGGGGTGATTTCTTGGGCACTAAACATAGGTGTTATGACCGTCGCTCTTGGGGTTTTCCTCTTAGCCTGCAGAAATGTTATCACTGTTTTAAGAGGTGTCATGGGTGTTCTGGCAGCCATGAGGGCTTCCTTAGTAGCAACTGCGGCAACTGCCACTCTTACAGGGAAGGTAATGAGCCTCAGTTTAGGTTGGGTTTTTGCTATCTCAGCGGGGATTGCGATAGCAATCACAGCCTATCAAAAGTTTGGAGACTCCTCTAGAGCTGCTGCCGAAGCTGCTGAAGAGTTTAAGACCAAGGTGGCTAGTGCGAAAGAGAGAATAGAGGCTTATGGGTCTTCGATTGAAGAGATCCAGCAAAAACTAAAATCCTTATCTGCTCGCAGTGTTAGTCTTGCTAAGGATCAGGAGGGTTTGGCTGTTGAGTTTGATGAGGTTAGAAAGAAAGCTTTAGAGTTAGGTATCGACTTAAAAGACCGACTAATGGTTACAGTTAAAGACCTAACGGATACTTGGGAACAGTTGCGTCTGGAACTTAGCAAGCAGATCGTAATTGATATGGTTGTCAAGAATCAGGCTCAGGAAGGCCAATGGTTAAATGAAAGACAGACATACGCTTCTGATAAGAATCAGAGACGTATACAGGGTGTTAATCTCATCAGAAGTTCAAATATTCTAGGTGCGCTTGCAGGGGCTGGAGACTCAAAAGGACTAGGTACAGCTTTTGAAAGGGCTACAGGGGCTAAAAATATAGAGGTAAATCTCCAAAGAATTATCACCTTGATGAGTTCTAAAGGTAAAAGTTCAGCTGAGGACTATAAAGCGGTCAAGCCTGAGGTTGATCGTATTTATGCAGGTTTGAATGCGACCGTTTTAACAGAGTTAAAAAAATTAGAGCGGTTACAGAACGATCCTAAAGTAACCCCTGAGCAGGCTAAAATTTACGCTGCTCAGGGAGAAATCTTTAGCCGTTCCTTTTTCACCCATGAAGATAGTCTTGAAAAGGTTTATGCTGACTTTGTTGCGATAACTAACCAAGTTATTGGGGGTAAGTTAAGTCAAAATGCTCAGGCTAGGGCTGAGATGAATGCCCGAACTAATACTGAGAGAGTCCCGGGTTATGATGCTAAACTAGCAGAGGGGATAGCCAACTTTACCAGCGGGACGAAAACCAGTGAATACTCCACAGTCTTATTAAGAAACAACATCTCAAGACAAGCGATTGAACACATTGCAGCAGGCCGACTCCTGACCCACTCTGCAAAGATAGCAGAAGACGCTTTAAAAGCTGCTGTAGGTCTCACTGATGCTCAAAAAGCTGAAGCTGAGGCAGACATTGCTGATAAACGAAGACGGGCTTCTGAGGAAGAGGGTAAAGCTGCAGACTTAATGCCTGCGATGATGGAACAAGCCTTGGTGGAAAAGGTTACTAAGCTTCTTGAACTCAACGTGCAACTGGCTATGGACCGCCAGTTACTAGAGAGAGCAATTGCCCGACAAAAAGCTGCAGAGCAAAAAGAAGACTATCCCGAAGCCCTAAGATTGCAAGGTACGGTTGAAAGGATTCAACTAAGGGCAGCTGCGAAAACCAGCGAAATAAAAGGGCTTGAAGCTTCTCAACAGTCTTCAGGAGACCCCAGCTTTGGTCTACGAAATGAACAAGCTAGAATCTTTAAAATCGAATCTGAGATAGAGCAGGAGCGGATTAAAGAGGCAAGCCTCTTAAAGATTGCCGAGCTTGAGAAGAGACTACTGGAATCTACCCAGAAACTTAAACAGAAAGCATTTGAGCTAGATATTAAACGCCTTAATGCTGAGACTGAGGAGTTTAAAGCGCAGCAAACTGCTCGGGATAAGAGCTTTAAGCTTAGTCAGGATTATTATGAATCCGAAGCAAATAGACCGTTGGCGATCTTGCAGGCTAGAAAAGAGCAGATGGCTCTGCCTTCTAACGAGCGACAATTCACCAGTTTTGAGAAAGAGGATTTAGATAGACAGATCGCTGCCGAGCAGGAGAGTCTTTATCGTAATCAAGCAGTAACCAGTCTTGTTAGAGAGGCAGACAACTTAGCCTTAGAGCTTGAGCTGCAGGGAGCTAGATACGAAGAGCTGGCTGCAGATATTGAAACCCTACAGAAACGGATTGTATCTGAAGCCTCTCAATTCTCTGCCGCCGATTTGGAGAGCAACAAATTAGCTCTTAAAGCTCAGGAGACTTCTTTAGAGGAGGTTTACACACAGATCAATACCTTGCAAGGCAGACAAGAAGAGATCAAAGGCAGACTGTCAATCTTGGGAGAGGCTGCACCTAAAGCTACACCTTTTGCCAACCAACTAGGTGCAAAATACCAGAAGGCTTGGGCAGATAAGAACACTCCTGAAGCTTTGTTTAATGATTTGTCTGTAGGCATCGACAGTATCTCCAGCGGCATCAACGGTATGGTTGATAACTTAGTTGATGCTACTGGCAGTGTAGAGGATTTCTTCAGAGGTTTCTTAGGCCGCACCAAAGAAGGCAAAGAGGCTTGGCGCGAATTTGGGATGAGTATTCTGAAAACTATGATGAAAATCGTGACAGACAGAATCACAGCCCAGTTTATGAGTATCTTGTTCGGAACCGCCGAGAATCCTACAAAGTTAGCTACAGCTGGCGGTGGTGCTATAGATTTTCTGCTTGGTATGGGTAAGACTGCAGCTATGAGCACCCTTGGGCCAAGTGCTGCTGTGGGTTCAGGTATGAATTTCAACATGGCCTCCCCCTCAGCACCAATCCCGATGATGGGGGCTTTCGCCGAGGGCGGTAAGATTACTGGCGGGTTACCAAACCGAGACAGCGTGCCAATCATGGCAATGGCTGGTGAGTATATATTACCGAAGCACACCTCGAGCTATCTAGGCGAAGGCTTTCTCGAAGGTTTGCGCAGCAAGCCAGAGGCTACTATGCGGAGCTTCTCTGGTGCCTCAGCCGCTCTAGGTAAGGGTAAGTCTGTAAACCAAAGCACCAATGTTTATGTGGTCTCCCCTGATAAAGTTCCAGCAGGGATGAGTAGAGATGATGTTATCGTCACCATCGCTGACGACATCAACCGAAATGGTCCAATTAAGCAATTGATCAAGCAGGTGAATCATCGTGGTTAATTTCCCCCCGCTCGGAACCTACCGCCAAAGACTACTTGGGAGAACCGATCTTGATCGGTTCGACTGGTGCGCTCACAACTACTCAACTCAGTATGTGGAGCTTTACACTAGGATCTCAAACAACACGTCACAAGGGGTGGTGAGCAGAACTGAACATCAACCCACCCGACTGTTTACGCTGGCATTTGAAACCCTGATTAACTCTGAGACTTTAAACAGGAGTCTAACTTCAGGTTTAAATTTTAAGACTTTAGAGGAGTTTTATTATAAACATGGGATGCACTCTCAGTTTATTTACTGCCACCCTGTTTATGGTGAGGTGGTTGTTAGATTTAATAAGCCACTAGCAACACCTAAATCTAGGGGATCAGGGAAAGGCTCAGTAGAGCCTTTTACTTTAGAGTTCATTGAGGTTTTGTCCTCCCCCCACGTCCTTCACCCATTGGAGAAAACCTTAAACTTCGGAGGGGGTTTCCCTTTTGTAGGTTACAACGTTGAAGTTACAAACCCCGAGGACGCAAACGTGGTCGCATTAGGGGGGAGTCACCAAATGGTTTTTAGAGACCGACAAAAAATAATTAGGAAGTTCAGGCTTAATTTTTCAGTCCTACAGTACCATATAACCCGAAACGGTCTCTCCTTCTACAAGGGAGCTTCCTATAACTGTCTGCTATTAGAAGCCTTCTACCTGAGATACCGATTAGATATTCCCTTTCTACTTGATTACGCAGGGGAAAAAATACCAGTGGTTTTTTCTGAGCCATTAAAAATCCCTCAACCCACAGGTAACACTGGATGTATCCTAGGGCTTGAGTTAGAATTAGTTGAGAACCCTTATGGCCTACCCTTAACGGTTTTCCTTGAGCCTGAGAGGGTCTACTATTGATGTAGGTTATTTTGTGTCGTACCCTTATGATCTACCTTTAACAGGTTTCCTTGATGAGTGATGCTCAGATACTACAAGCCATTGATTTGAAGCAAGACGAGTTCTTGCTTCTTTTTACCGTGGTAACACCCTCTGGATTTATTGCTAGATTCTGCTCTAAGTATTCAGTCACGTTTATGAGTGTTGAGTACGAGTTTCTACCCAATAAAATCTCAGGCATCCATGATTCGGCAACTGAGGAGTTAAGCCGCCCTAGTTGGGAGATTCAAAACCCTCATGGGATGTTTAATAAGATAGCAATTAGTGGCGAGCTTGAAGGGGCGATTGTAGACTTAATTCGAGTAAGGGAATCTGACCTCGCTAGTGGAGGTTATGTTGAGACTCGATTAGATAAATGGAGAATCTATCGGATTGTCTCGGTGAACACGATGTTGCAGTTAGAGCTTCGGAAAATTTCAGACTTCCCCAAGGGTAAATTCCCAGTCCGTGGTTACTACCCACCAGATTTTAGATCGGTGACTTTTTAGGAGTTATTATGGATTATCACCTATATTCTGGGCTTTTGAACAAAGTTTATGTTGCAGGATTTCAAGATTGCTACACCGTAGTTCGAGACTTCTACGCTCAGAACTACGAGATTACCTTGGCTAACTACGCAAGACCAGATAACTTTCAGAACGAAGATTTCAACATCATCGGTCGTTTAAAGAATAACCCTGATTTCCTTAGCAGACCCTCCAACCGTAATCTGTTGGTGGCAGGGGATGTTCTAATCTTTAGAGTAGCCGCAAACGTAGAGAATCACTTTGGCGTTTATGTAGGTAATGGCCTGTTCATTCACCACCTAGTCAACACCCGATCCAAAGAGGACAGTCTGGATGCTAAATGGATGCGGCGGGTTACCTCTGTTTTAAGACACAAAGAAGCGCCTGAGAAGACCCAGAGTGAAGATCTGTTTAATCTGATCGCTCCAATGTTTAGAAACCGGAGTAGTCTATGAACCAGCTATGGTCTCCTCTCTTAGAACGTTGTGGTTTTATTCTAAAAGACGGCACAATCATTGAAGTGGAAAATAAACACCCAACACCCTCTATCTCTTTCTCCATCGAGACAGAATCTTTTGAGACTTATGCAGACCAGATAGCTATAGTATGGCATACCCACCCCACAGGCTTTGTGAATCTATCAGTGGCCGATTATCACGCCTTCTTACTAAAGCCTGAGTATCTCCACATGATTATTGGGAAGACCCAACGTGCTATTTTTCAAGTTGAGGATGGGGTTGTTCTGATTCGGGAGTTTTATAATGGTGACGCTTAATTTCACAGGGTCTTTGCTGAACTACTTTGCTCCGAAGCTTGTGGTGGATACCAGCACGGTTTTAGAAGCCTTAGAGCTGGTAATGAAGCAACACCCAATGGTTGGTAAAATGGCTAAGATCCCTATAACGCCTCGGGGGTATCCAAGTGTCGAGTCCCTAATGATCCCTCTGCACACATCGGTGGAGGTCTTTATAGATCCTGCAGACGTACCAGAGGGTTATGTGGGAGCAGGAGGTGGTGGGAGTAAGAAGGGTGCTTTGATTGCGTTAGCGATTGGGATAGCCCTCGTAGTCATCGCTGGCCCAGCTGGACTCTTATCCTCTATGCCCAAGACCGCGATGTTTGTATTAAGTATGGGTCTTAACCTTGCAATCGGGGGGCTGATGCAGCTTCTGGCTCCCACTCCTGACGAGCCTGAGAAAGAGCGCAAGAGCAGGTACTTCTCGGGGGATAAGATGACCGTCGATTTAGGCACACCTATCCAGATGGTGTTTGGAACTCATCGAGTTTACAGTCATCTGCTAAGCTTCGACATTCAAGCTCGTAATTACAGTGGTTTGGACGACCCAAACACCTCCCCATATTTTAACCAGAAGTCTGACGATTTGCTGCCGGGGGTTAATATCAACCGTTTTTATGGGGTGGTGAAAGCAGGGCCAAGGGTTCGGGTTGCTCAGGCAAACAACATGGTAAATAGAACAGGAGTAGAATTATGAGTGGCGGTCCGAAGAAACCCAACACACAAAAAGACAATCTATTCTCTCAAGATATTGTGGAGTTAGCACTCTCCTTTGGTGAGGGTGTGATTTGGGGTTTAGAGAATGGTCTGGAGGGTTTCTATGTGGGGGAAGAAGCTGCCCTTGATATGTCAACAGGGACACCCTTCTACCCGTTTCCAGACTTCTCATTAAGTATGCGCCAAGGTTATGTAGACGATCTGCCAGTAGAATATATTCTGGGCGGCGAGGCTAATACGATAACAGGGAGTGCTGGGGCAGTCTTAACCGAAAACATTGCTAGAAGCTTTGAAACATCCCCAGCTCTGAGAGGGAAGATTCGAGCCATAGATATTCGCTTTGCAGTTCAAAGTTTATACTCGGGGGATGCTGAGGGTAATACCTCTCAGCGCTCATGCGTATTTAAGATAGAGTATAGAAGAAAACTTAGTGATCCAGAATTCAAACCCTTGATCAGCAAGTCGCTAAATGACCTGCTACTGTCCACTAAAAGAGTGGACTTCTTAAAGATGGTGGCCCTTGGTGGGGGGGTTTCGTCAATGGAGTTTGATATTTGGTCTGCCGCGCAGCTCGATCAGTTTGAGTATGATTTTTGGGATGAGCAGATATACATGCAAACAGGGGAGAGGGGTTTATACGACGGCAGCTCCATGCTACGCATCTACCCTGAACTTCTGGGTGGGGGTTATGTAGGTAAAACCCCGCTTCAAGTAGCCAATATGTTTACCAACGCTGTGGGAGTCTCCAGTCAATCTATATCAGATGCAGCAGAGGCTGCCAACTACCTGTTAATCCCCAGCCAATACCACACCATCTATGGTAAGACCACGAGTGGTTATATCTCTGAATTAAGGGTCCCCTTGGACTTATTGCCTGAGGATACTGAAGATGATTGGGTGATTCGGATCACTCGGCTGACAAAAACCATTGGAAGCGAGGATGCTTATAATGCTGCGAATATCAGCTTAGAGAGCATCGCGACTATTGCCGAAGAGAAAGTTAGCTACCCAAGAATTTGTGTTGCCCACATTTTAGCCCAGCATACTGACCGCTTTAGTCAAATCCCTGACTTCTCCTGTGACCTTATGGGTTTATTGTGTGACATCCCAATCAACTATAATGGTTTTGAGGGTACTTACTCCGGTGATTGGTTAGGCGGCTATAAGAAAGCATGGACTGATAACCCAGTTTGGATTTTGCGCGAGCTGATTATGAATCCTGATTGGGGTGATCGCAGTCGTGAGCCGAGTATTCAAATCAGTGACTCTAGCTTTTATGAAGCGGCTCAGTATTGTGATGTCCGAGTACCTAAGCTTGGTTCACTTGATATGATCAGAAGACATACATTAAACATGGTTGTTCAGGAATACCGAACCTCTGACGACTTGAAGAAGTTTATCGCTGGATCTTTCCGTTCTATTCTAAATGAGGTGAATGGAAAGTATTATCTGAATACAGATAAGCAAAGACCCTTGAGTTTCTTTGTTTGTCCTGAGATGGTCAGCTCAGAACTATTCACTTACAGTGCCACCGACCTTGCATCACGCTTTAACTTTATGCGGGTGAGCTTCCAAAGTAAGGAGAATAAATATCAGGAGGATAATCGAGTTATCACTAACCAAGAACAGATTGATAAGTACGGCGTAATCAGTAATGATTTTCAGGCTGTGGGGGTTACTAATCTTGATGAGGCTCTGCGGCAGGGAGTCTTTAATATGCTGACCAATTTGAAAGAAACCCTAATGGTCAACTTCAAGATACCAAGATTGGGGATGTTCGTTGGCCAGTATGATAATTTTCTGATTGCGGACAGAACTTGTGGCTGGGGTGACTCTGGCCGCATATTCGAGCAGAAGGGCAACCTGTTGAAGGTGTTGACCCCCATTGGTGTAGGTATGGGTGCCTGTCGATTAACTTATCACACGCTTGATGGGTTAAGGGAGATCAACTGCTATCAGTTAGACCCTTATACCTTTGAGATAGACCCTCTGGAAGAGCTAGTCTTGCTGGAACGAGACACCCCCTTTATCTTATCTTCCGAGGAATTTGGAGCGCCTAAAGCCTTTCGACTAATGAGTGTAAAAGATGAAGGGCAAGGGGACGGTTTGATTTACACCGTGGAAGCCTCTGAAGTTTACGCTGAGAAGTACGCCCTGACTGATGCCCTAAACCAAGAGAGTTTAGGTCTGCAGTTTGCCGCTGATCGTCTGATCTACACTGCAAGGCCGAGACCCCCAAAGCCTATTGCTGTTTTCGTAACTCAGCTGGACTTTCTATCTGTGGGTTCCAGCACAATCATGTATGAGATCACCATTACAATGGCTGAAATCCTAACGGGCTATAGCTATCAAGTGGTTTGGTACCACTCAGACTATTCAAGTGATTCGGAGAAGAGGACAGTAATCTTGGACAGTCCCCAGGGGATTCTACCTGCTGCGGGAGTCTTAACTGAGAAGACCAAGCTTAACTTTGAGGTGACTCTGATTGATTCGTTCGGGAATGCAGGAGAAACCTTCTACTGGCTAAATCAAGCCATTGGGTTTAAGTCTGGGTATGAGCGATTAAGACTGATCAAAATAACCACGGACTTGTATACAGACACTATAAGTGTACGCTCCGAGGGAATCTCTGGCCTATTAGCTTACTCGAATGCTTCTTTTAAAGTTAGTCGCCCATTAGGGGTGGACGTATTAAAGGTGCCGATGATCCTTAGCGAATTTAACGTTTCGGATACCGATAATGTCGCCTCGTTCGAGTATACCGGCTTAGGAATCTACTCAGGCTTTGTGGAGTACCTAGATCAACCCTCTTTGGAAAACCCTGTATGGAACTTCTCAAAACCCTTAGTGTGGTTTGAACGCCTAGAACCTCTAGTGTTCACCTCGGTTACACGTTTAGACCCAGACACTTGTCGAGTGGTGTGGAATACCATACCAGTAATTGACACTAACTTATTTCAATCAGTCTCTGTAGGAGTTATCGACGTTACTAACCCGCTTAGTCCTTCTGCACCCGTCTATGTGGGCCCTCTTGATAGCTTTGATTTTGATTCGGCTGACATCCCCTTAACTGGGCCTGCGTTTGCTACCGGAACTGATTTCGCCTTCATCTTTAACTTCACCTATAAGCCTATAGCACTTGCTGGACCTCCACTTGGTAGCTCCTTTGACCGAACATTTATTAGTAACCTCAGTCCCACCTTTACCCTCTAACAACAAAAAGCCCCTTACGGGGCTTTTTGATTACTCAACCATTGTAATCCCAAGAGCTGGATCAGCATCAAACCACCAATCTTGCCCGGGGTAAACCCAATCCCCCTCAAGCATTCCAGCCGCGTAACCTGTAGCCCGATTCTCAAAGAAGTTGGTCAGCTCGTTGTTAGAGAAAATCCAGTCCATCCATTCCAGTGGGTTATCTTCGACCCCATAAATAGGTTCAAGACCCAACTGAACAGCACGGAAGTCTGCCAAATACTGAATGAACTTGAAGACTTGCTTCATCTTGAGATCTGGCAGTTTGCCAACACTGAATGCCTCTTTTAAGAACTCCTTCTCCATCTCAACCACGTCCTTGATCATCCGCACCAAGCTGGGTTTAAAATCAGGATCAGCTAGAATCTCTGGGTTCTCTTCCAGCTCTGTATTGAAGGTCTTTAGATTCATCTCGACGTGCAGATTTTCATCTCGGGCAGACCAAGTAACGATCTGGCCGAGGTTTTTCATCTTGCCGAAACGCTGAGCATTCATCAGGATCACGAACAGACCATACAAGCTCAAGCCTTCGCCCAGCACACCATTGCGAGCCAAGAAGAAAGCGCGACTCTTCGGCGAATCATCCATCTCATAACTGGTGAAGAACTCATGCTTGGCGGCAATTGATTCGATCTCAAGGAACCGCTTGTACTCGCTCTCAGGCAGCCCCAACTGATCAGGAATGAGAGAATAGGCATCGACGTGCAAACCTTCGATACGAGCGATTAGGCCATAAGCCATACGCATCTCAGGGGCTTTGTACCAGCGTAGTATCTGGTCATAATAGCCAGAGGCTACGTTAATATCTTGCTGGGTGAACCAATTTAGGATGTGGGTATACACCTCCTTGGTTCCTTGGTCGATTTTATTGTCCCAATCGTTTAGGTCTTCGGCAATCGGGGTCTCTTCCACAGTCCAGTGCATGCTCTCCTGAGCTTTGTAGAACTGATAAGCCCAAGGGTACTGGAAGGGTTTGAAGTAGGGACGTGTATCTGTCAATTGATAGCTCATGGCTTAACCCTCACATGCGACACAGGCGGAATAATCTACAGAGACTGAAACCTTCTCTACTTTATCAGTGGCGGTAGTCATACCGCTGCGCAAAGCTTTTGACTTCAGATAGTAGCGAGTCTTCAGACCACGCTTCCACATCAGCAAATGAGTGTAGTTGATGTACTCTTTGCTGGCATCAGGCATGAAGAAGACATTCAGTGATTGAGCTTGGCAAACGTAGGGCTGGGCTGCAGCTGCCAACTCAACCACCCAACGCTGGTCAATTTCAAAGGCCGTTTTACATAGCCGTTTGATGTGGTCAGATAGGAAATCAAGATGCTGCACTGAACCATCATTCTCTAAGATCGACTTCCAGACCTTCTTCTTGTTCTTGCCCAGCTTAATCAGCTCATTCTCTAGGAACTCATCCTTCACCAAGAAAGAGCCTGATAAGGTTTTGTGGGTATAGCAGTTCTGGTAAGTCTTCTCTCGGCTCGCTGATACGTTGTTGCAGATGATCGCGTTGGTGGCAGTTGGAGCAATTGCAATCACATGGCTATTGCGTCGGCCAGTGCCTTTCATATCTGGTGCTTCACCTCTTTCCAGACCAAGGTCAAGACTGGCCTGCACTGCCTGATAATGAACATGCTTGCTTACCTTATCGGTCGCAATCATCGCTTCGCGTGAATCGTAGTAGATACCCTCGTTTTTGAAATAGGTATCCCAACCCATCTGGCCCAAGCCGAGTGCGCGTTCTTGGGTTGCTGAATAAACTGCCTTACGCATTGGGTGCAGGTACTTGTGTAGAATATCATCAATCACAGACTCATCGGCACGACCCCCAACGATTTCGCGCAGACGCTCTTTACCAATCTGTGTGTCGGCATTGGCTGTGCCATTTTCGATAAAATATTGAATTACATTGTCTAGGAAACGAATCATATCGTTTACGAAAGTAGGATGATCCTTCCACTCATTGTACTTGGCCATGTTGAGTGAAGATAGGCAACAAACTGCAGTGCGATCCTTGTTGGTTGGGAGCGTAACTTCAACACAAAGGTTAGAACCATTAACCTTCAAGCCTAAGTCTTTCTGGGATTGTGGCAGCATTCGATTGCTGGCATCAACCCAATGAATCATTGGTTCACCTCCTTTGGTAGCCGCCGTATCTAAGCACATTTCCCAGAGCTTACGCGCCTTGACTGTCTTAACCACTTTGCCAGTGTGTGGTGAAACTAGACCCCAATCTGCATTCTCAATCACCCGCTTCATAAAATCATCGGGGATATTCACACCATTGTGGATATTGCGCGAGCGACGATTATTATCACCTGTTGGGTTTCGGATCTGGATGAACTCTTCAATCTCAGGGTGTGAAATGTCCATGTTGCACATGTCAGCACCACGGCGATTGCTCCCCTGATTGGTGGCCAATACGAGTCGATCACTCACCCCCACAAAGGGAATTGCCCCTCCAGTCTTCTGTCCCGTGCTAGTTGGACAATTTAGTTCACGCAATTGGCTCCAGTGAGTGCCACGTCCACCCCCATTACTGTTGAGGAAGATACCTTCAACATAGCTCTGCGCAATATCCCAACGTGAATCCCCAACGGTGCTTAGGAAGCAAGAGATTGGAAGTGGGCCGAGTACGTTTTTGAAACAGTCAGCTTTGAAATTCTGTGCGAACACCTTTTCAAATTTTACACGCTCAGGGGCGTTGCTCAGAACGGGGGTGGCTGGCCCAGCCCACTGTTGGGCGAAGTATTGGTACATTCGTTCAGCCATTGCCTGATCATCTGAGTAGGCAGTGGCACATCGCCAATAAAGTTCTTGTGGGCTGTGCTCATGCGCCAAATAATAACGATCTTCCAGTGTTTTTAAGCTGAAAAGTTTTAGCTCGATACTGATCTTACTCAGTTCGAGTGGGAACGCGATACTCATGGGAATCATCCTGTTTCTGGAACTGAAACTTTAAACCCATTGGTCACGTCTAACAAGGGGATATACGTTATAATTCTTTAACCACTGTATGAAAAGAGTATGTAACATGCCTCGTTTTATCTTCTTGCTGGTAAAACTGTTAGTGATTATATCGCTGCCAGTCTATGCGGCAACACTGGCTGAGACAGCCAAGGATAGTAACTTTGAGCTGACCATATTTGGCTGTACCCTCGCTTGGCTTTTAGGCTCCCTTGCTGGAGCACTATACCCGATGCCTGAAGACAGCCGCATCACCTCCCCTTGGCTCAAGTTGACCTTATCTACACTGGCTGGTTTGGTCGCGCTGGTTTATACTTTACAAGATGGTGGGGGTCTGAAAAGTATCAGCATCATCTGGATAGGCTTGGTTTCCTTGATTGCACCGTCGACGGTCGAGAATGCCAAAAGCCTAATTGTTTCATTCCTGACCAAGCGTTTTGGGGGTTGATGTGTTTGATTTGATCGGTCTTGAGTCTTGTGTAGTCTGGGGCATTTTCGCGGTTCTGCTTGTGCTCTCAGTATTCCTTCCCGACCGATACTTGCCAACATCGAGTCGGGCCACTTATTCCCAAATTGTTATGCTGGTTTTGGCCTGTCTTATAGGCATGAAAGGCCAATCGCAAATGGCTATTCTTATCTGTTCTGTAGTGTTAATATATGGTTTATGTAAACGATACGGTACTTGGCAATGTCAGACTCAGCAAGAAAAATCCAAGAGCACCTTATCCGATTAGGCTACCTTAAAGGCGAGCCTGATGGAGATATTGGGCCGCTTACCTTGTCTGCATTCGAGAAGCTACTCACCCAACTACCCAAATCGGCCACCAAACGCCAAATCAAAATGGTTCGATTCAAACAAACCAGTAGCTCAACCACCTCAAAAGTTACCATTGAGGATTCCAACTTTCAAGGATTTATCCTAGAACCTGCTGGCCCCAGCACTGCCACTCCAAACTTAGATCGTCGCATCCCAACTGGCACTTATAAGCTTTCAGCTTACAGCAGTGCCAAGTATCGCAACGTCTACCTGTTGAGCAATAAAGACGTTAGTGCCTCTCGCCTCATCTTGATCCACAGTGGCAACTCACCAAAAGACACTCTTGGCTGCTTAATGACTGGTTTAGCTCACGCCCAAGATTGGGTGTCAAACAGCGTGTTGGCTCTTAACCAGTTGCGGGAAATCATTAAAGACGGCGGTGGCCCTGACAACTTTGAGCTAGTAATCACCGAGGACTTCAAATGAGCTGTTTAACACAAGCCAAGGTCTTCCAAGTAAGGGTTGGTGAGAAGGTTAGCTATTTGGCCAGAATCCGAGACTATGATCTGTCTGAGCCGAATGCGGTACTTCGTGGAAGTATTGTCGATGCTGAAGGCACACTCGTTGGCCCAGTAATTATTGAGCTGCTTGATCAAGAGTTGAATCGCGGCTGTTTTATGATGGGCTTTGATGCAAGAACTTGGCAAAGAAGCCAAGTTGGTTTGACTTACAAGTTTGATGTGGTGCTTGAGATCAATAACCTAACTCAACCCGACACGGTTTACCCAACACCCCTTATGTATTTAGAAGTGCTGGAATCTCCAACACTATCTTTGCCAGTTGTTTGAGGACTTTTACATGCCGACTATGGATTTAGACACTAAGCAGATTGCTGTTGTTAAGGAACAGGTTACTGATGCGGGGGCTGAAGCCTTCCGACTGATTGAAGCCATCTTGAACGGCTCAAGTAAAGGCTTCTTAACCTACGCCGCTTTAGTCGCTGCTGTTGCGGAAGTAGATGTCGAAGATCAACCAGTTATTAAAGCAAACACATTCCACCGCGTTACTAACGACCCAGACCCTGCGAATAACTGGCTGTGGCAGTGGGACGGCACAACCCTTACCAAGTCTGACCGCGATGATTTAGCACAAGCAAAAGCTTATGCTGACGCAAACCGATTGTTTAAGCCGTTTGTTTTGGCCGCTGCTGCTGATTTTAATACGCTGACTGCTGAGGGTCGCACGGTTGTGCCGACCAATGTGATTGCTGCTGCGTGTACCAATCGACCAAGCGGCGATGCAGGTGTTTTGGACGTTGCACTGATCGGCTCAGGTGCTTTCCAAACGTATCGCGTCTTTGAGTTTGACCTTGCTTATGAGCGGCAACGGCTCAGCAATGCGACTTGGACGGCTTGGACGCAGCTGGCATCAAAAGACATGGTCGACACATCGGCGGCTAATACGCTGCAATCTGCACAAGATTATGCGGACGCAGAAAAAGCAACCCTAGTGTCGGTTGAAAAACCTAAGCAAACTGGCAGGGCAAACGGCTGGCCTGATGCGTTTTTTCGCAGGCTTACGCTGACAAGTCAAAACTTCCTAGGACGCAAGCGTTGGTGGGCGAATGGCGTGACTGGAACAGCAGGATTTAACGGCTGGTCGCTCGTCACCAATTCTGTATTTAAGGGCAAGGCATTACGTCGGGCGGATGGATACAACGGCACGTCGTACAGCGGGCCGACAATCCATTTTGATGAGATCAATGTTGCGGCGGGCGACTATGTGACCGCCTACGTCTTGATCGTTGGCAATGGTAATACAGCATACGCAACGTGGCGCTTTACTAACGAGTCCGAAACTATTATTGGCTCAGTCGGGCTGATGGTTAACGCAGCGGGAACAAATCCAATCACCCCAAGCTCGACACCACAGTTTTTGCGCGTCACAGCACAAGTGCCAGCCGGCGCGACTCGGTTGAGCGTGTCGCCATATAACATCAGCGGCTCAGTTGGTTTTGATGTGATCGCTGTGTGGTGTGGTAAGGGTGGCGTGAGCGACGTGCCCAGCTGGCCAACGCTCGAAGACTCATATGCGATTTTGCGAGAAGCCGAACTCGTAAATGCGCCGACAGTGAATTCGGCGGGTCAGCTGCGTGGAGCTTATATACCTCACATACAGTATCAGTCACCGCTCGGCGATAGCGAGATGATTGGCGACGGTAACTATGCAGGACTTGCAAAGACGGGCGGGTTTTACGAGCTGATCACCGAGAAAACATTATTAAATGCAGTGACTGGCCGCATCTGGGCCTCCAATGGTTCGACGGCTGTAGAGTGGCGGGTGTGGGTGCGCGATACCGCGTCCGGATTTAACATGGAAACAACCACGGCGACACTGTCCGGCAGTGTTGCGGCAGGCTCTTTCCCAACGACGAACGTCGAATTCACACTGCAAATGCCGACGATCTTGAGCATCGATGCTGGGAAATATCTATTCGTCATGTTTAAGCCAGCCGACGATAGCGCGATCAATTTTCGCAGTTGGACTTATAACGCAGGCGTCACACCAGCACGGCACGGATTCCCATTCACCGTCGCGGCTGGTGGCTGGAACAACACCATCGCTATCGGCAATCCATCGACGTCTTATGGCCAAGCCGCGTGCCGATTCTTGCTTGAGTCCGAAGATATTCGCGCGGTCAAAAAAGCAAGCGGCATCACATACGACCCCGCTGCATCAGGTCTAGCAGCTCAAACCGTACAGGCTGCTATCGATGCCCTTGCCGCATCAGTCACAACCCCGCCCACTATATTGGCAGTGCCAATGATTTACGGCGTGATTGGTCGCGAAGCGAATGTGTATCTAGACAACCTAATCGCTGCTGATGTGTGTGATTACAACACTGATGTGGTGGCCACAGTTGGAACACAACAGGCTGAACGCTGGACAGTGACGCCTACAGCGACTGTCACAGGCGGCACGCTGGGCATTAACTTACATGACAAAAAAACGGCTGCTATTGCAGCGTCTCGCACCCTTGGTTTGAAAGTTGTGGCGGCATCCGCAGGGTCAGGCATGACCAAAAAAATCATTGTGATTGGTGACAGCCTTGTGTCTGCTGGTTTGATTACACAGACATTACTGGATATTGTCAGCGGCGGTGATGCGATGGCAGTTACGCTGCTTGGCACACAAGGCACAGCACCGAACTTGCATGAAGGGCGCGGCGGTTGGGCGGTGCCGAATTACACAACAGCGGGATCAACGTACTACAGCTTCACGGTTGCAGGCGTAGTGACACCACCAAACATCAATGCAACTCAGTACACAAACAATGGCAGCACATACCGTGTGCAGGCTGTCAATTTGTCGGGTGGCGCAGGCACGATCATTTGCAGCGTTGTATCTGGTGGTGCACCAGCGTCAAGCGGCGTGCTGACTAAATCAAATGCGATTGCCGGTGATGCGACGATTGCATTTAGTGCTTCATCCCCTGTGGCAGGCAACCCATTTTGGTTTAGTGGTGCGGTCAATTTTGCACAGTATCTATCAACAAACAGCATTGCAGCACCAGACTGGGTTTTTATTCAGCTTGGAGTTAATGACATGTTTGGCCAAGTCAGTGACAGCGCAGCATCAACAACGGCTGACACTCGCTTCACCAGCCTTGACGCGCTAATCAGCAGCATCAAATCGGCTGATGCAAACATCAAAATCGGCATGATGATCCCACCACCGCCAGCGGCCAGCCAAGACGCGTTCGGGGCTAACTACGCATCAACAGAGACACGTTGGCGGCATAAGCGCAACATGTACATCTGGGCGCGTCAAATGCTGTTGAAGTACACAGGCCAAGAAGCCAGTCGCATCTATATCGTACCAACAGGCCTATCGGTTGATACCGTCAATAACTACCCGAAAGCCGCTGCATCGCCAGTTAATAGCCGCAATAGCACAGTGACTATCTCACGCCAGTCAAATGGTGTGCATCCTGACATATCCGGCTATCGGCAGATCGGTGACGCGCTGTTTGCGTTTATTAAATGCACTGCGTGATGTTTTTTGTATTATCAAAGCAACCAGCGCATAAATAGCGCAAACCAGTAGCCGCCTACGGGCGGTTTTTGTACGTCTTGGGGTTTTTATGAGATTAGCGGTTTTTTGGGCACTGGCGTGGCGACTGGTAGTGTTTTTGAGCGTGCCGGTTTTGACGTTGCGGCGGTCATTAACTAATGAGTCCTAGTCTGTGCCTCATGCTAAGCAGCTGCACAGCGCACACTGTCAGTATGCCCATAGATATAAATGTGGTGGTGAAAGTCTGCCTTGAATGCTAAAAAGCCCGCGTAAGCGGGCTTTTTGTTTAATCATCCCATCCTTCACTCATGTCGTTCATGTTTTACCTCCCCCTTCTTCAGATCCTCAACCACCAGTGTTGCGTAGCCTGCAATGTCATGCCAGCTGTCGATATAGCTAGGGTCACCACAGGAGATCCGGGCCAATTTGCTACAGATCATCTGGAGTGCCTCCTGCTGGACATCATCAAACTCAGAACCCGCACAGTTTAAGATTGCCTGCAGGTGCTGGGAAACCCCAGCCACCCTATCGAAGCCTCCATAGCGTGAGCCACGTTCGCTCAGAGTGTCTTGGATTGATCGAGCTTTAAACTCAGCCACGATCTCAGCCAGAGTGTTTACTTTTTCCATGTCGCTTTCTCCACAGTCTTACGGAATTGATGGAAACCTGTCAGGTTGCCAGATTTTTCATTGCGATCCATCAACGGATAGCACTGGTGTTCTGTTGGGCTGGCGTGGATTGGGTGAGATCCTACCAACTTATCGAAGGTTGCCAGCTCCTTCTCATGGTTCGGCACTAAACCTTCCTGAGTCAAATAGCTGGTGCGAGCGCAACGAGCCGAGTCCAACTTGGCTAGATACTCTGGCTGCCCCTGATACTTGCGACGCTCCTGATCGGTAATATAGGCATAATGCCAATTGGAAGCGTCCAGAGGATCGCTGTTGCTAACGATACGCGGTGCTTTGTCTTGGGCGGCACACTTCATCTTTAAGGACAGAGAAATGATCTCTGGCTGTGCTGCTTCATCAATCCGAAGCTCATAGAAGTTATCCCACTCGGTGGAGGTGATGACGGCAGTCACGTACAGATAGGGTTCGACAGGTCGATTCGCCCATTGCTTGTGTAAGCCAGCCTTAGTCAGACCTTTGGTGGTCATACTGGCAGTCTTCATGCCAAACCACCACCACAATTCACAGCGTAGGGTTGCCCAGAGACCCAATTCTTCCGTAGAAGCCATGCCTGCCTTGTTGCTACCCCAGAAGAGAGGTTTGAAATACTTGTTCTTCAGATTGGCCAGCATTTTAAGTACCGGGATTGCCCGGCTGCTTGCAACGTTGCGTGAAAATTTTCGATGCGTATTTACTTCAGGTAAAATGATGCGAGGCATCCGCACAAAGTGAGTTGAGACTTCTGCTCCTGTCTCTTTGCAGACACTACGCGAGAGACAAGTTACTTCGATACCATCATGTTCCAGATGCTTCTTTACATACTCAACAACATTCATCAGTATTTCTTCCCGTGTTCGCCCTTACGATTTTCGATCTTATGATCGGCCCGCTGCTTGTTATAAGCAACCTTGGCATCCAGAATCTCAAGCAGATTATTCTTAACCCCCAAACCCATACACTGTGGCATGCCGAGTAGATGGCAGATTGTCAGGGCAAGGTTCAGGTGAAACTCTGTCTCTTTGCCCTTACGATGCGCTTCCATACAGCGACTGATACTAGAATGGATGATGCAGTAGAGTTCATAAGGCAGGGTATTTTTAGCTTTGAGATTATAATCCTCTAGGCCCCCAAGCTGGTACTGGGTGTTGGTATCAAAGTCGAAATCCCCCTCCTCGGTGTCAAAGTACCAGTTTAACTTTTCAAGAACCTGCTCCGAGATTTTGAGACCCCCCACCAGATCGAATAGACGAATCAGCGCGTCTGCCACTTCCACGGCCCAGCACTCATACTGCGGCAGATGGTCGTCGGCCAAACCCGACATCAGCCCATCATAAGCTTCTGACACCTCGCTATGAACCAGACAGAGTAGCTCACCCACATTACGTTGCTTTGGTAGGCCAGTCTCTAGGTCAAGCCACCAATTGGCGTGGGCAGCATGGACAGAATCAATGCGAGCTTTAATTTGGGACAGTTTCATAGTTTCTCTTCCTCTAAAGGTTGGCTTGGCAGGATAGCCAACAAGTACATCTCTTGCACCAATAATGCTTCGGTTTGACAGTTCAGCAGGACATGTAAAGCATCCTCCAAGTTGAAGACTACTGTGCAGCCTTCAGGCAGATCACTGTCAGAATGGGTTGCGATGATCTTACCTGATACAGTCACGCTCTCGCCCTTCGTGGCGTGTGACTGAGGGTCTTCGATTACAGCAACATAGCCGTACAGGGGGATAATCATAATAATTTCCTCAAAGTTGAATGACGTGATCAACGTCATCTAGGGTTTTGTGACTGATGATGATCAACTGTTTAACAGTCTTTTTCAACATCAATCGGAGTGCCTGAAGGGTTAAGCTGCTACGATTTTCGGTCATAGAAGCATCAACTTCATCAGCAATGAACACAGGGAAAACCCCTGTAGTCAGAATCTGTGCAAGGCTTAATCTTAACGCAAGGTGGGCTATAGATTTACCTGAACCTGACAGAGCGTCAACAGAAGTGCCACCTACCAGTATATCCATTTCATCTGTCAGCTCCAGCTCTGTGTGAGTTCCATCAGACATCAGGCTTAGCAAAGAGCTGGCCACCTGATTTACATTAGGCAGCAGTTCAGATTTAATCTTGGCCATCAGTTCAGTCAACACTAAAACCTCCAGCTTTAGTTCCTCGGCCTCAGTCTCTAACTCCCGGTGGCGTGCCGTCCATCCTTCTAAGGAACTCTGAGACTTCTCGAAGGCCACCCACTGGTGCTTCAGATCAATCTGGTGCTGGTACTGACTGGTCAAACTATTTTGCTCAGCCATCAATTTAGCAATAGTCTCCTCAGTCTCCTTCGAGTCGTAATTCAATTCAGCCAATTCTGTAGCCAGCCTTTCCCTCGCTTCCACCGATTGAGCGTGGGCGCTATGGGAAGCGATGGCCTCAACCTGCTCCCCAATCTGTTCCGAAGTGAATGGTTTCCCACAGTTTTTTATCAATTCTGATAGAGCCTCCCGATTTTTCACCAGTTCCAAATAGCTCTGGTTCTGCTGCTTCCATTGTTGGATTGAGAGGCTGGGTTGCGCAACAACTGCATCACCCAGTTGGCTCTTCAACTCCTTCAGCTTAACACCTCCCAGCGCAGTGAAGTGGCCACACGATTCGCAGCTGTGGCCACCCATCGCTTCCAGCTCTCTCTTCTGCTTCTGCATGGTGTAGTCGTGCCAGTCCTGCTCAAGCTGCCCCAGAGTGATTGTAGGTGGTTGGGCGTGGGGGTTCTTGATCTGGGCGGCCAGCCTACTTACATTGGCTCGGTGGTATTCAGCCTCTCTCGGATCGAAGTCAAAGGGCAGAGGTTTGGCTGCAATGATTCGACAATTGGCCAATTTCTGCGACAACCGTAAGTATTGATCTCGGTTACCTTGCAGCTCAATCAGCGCCCGATTACGTCCCTGCATCACTGAGCTGTAACTCTCGATCAACTGCTGATCGACCGACTTATCAGGCTCGAAAACCTTGGCGGGTCTCACGCTCTCTAAGCTGCGTAGGCTGCCAGAGAGGGTAGTAAGCTGAGCTTTATGCTGCTTGATCACCGTCTCAATGCCACTCAAGCCAACCACATTGTCGATGATCCTGCGGCGGTCTGCGGGTGTTAGACTAGACATCCGAGTAACATCAAACTGCTTACACAGGTTGGCCACATTAAAGACCTGCTGGTTAAAACCGAACAGTCGGTTGATAGTCTCGGTGACTGGTTTGTTGCCTGACGCGATGATAGAACCATTGGTTTGAAGTTCGGCAAGGCTCAGCGTCCGATACAGAGTGTATTCCTGCCCAGCCACCTGAAAATAAAGTGAAACTGAGGTGGCTTTGCTATAGGTGTTGGCAGGCAGACGTAAGGCACTGCTACCAAATAGGGCAAAGCCAATTGCCTCTATCAGTAGTGATTTACCCGCCTCATTTTCACCGCAGATGTGATTCACACCCTCAGTAAATTCAACATGAACCTCTTTGTGTTTAACAAAGTGCTTGAGGTAGAGACTGTTAATCATTGTTTGCTTCCTCAATCATATCTTGCAAGGCCACGATTCGATGTTCAGGCAGGCCACGCGCCAACCCAATCTCACGCAAAAGAGAATTGGTAGAATAATTGGCCACCTCAAGCACCAAATCTTGTGCCTCAATTGTCTGTGGTTTCTTCAGTTGCAGCGCCAGACATTTGAAGTCCTCTAGGCCAGACAGGTCTTCACCCAACACCCGAACAAAATGTTCCGAGTATTTTTCTGGGTCTTCCAGTAACTGCTGCTTGGTCAGGGTGATAAACAGTTGCTGCTCAGGATCTTCGGCGTGCGTGTAGGGTAGCAGGGAGCCTGTGCCAATGTATTCCAGAGATCCGTACCAACCTTGGTACGGTTTGTGCTCATGGCCATTGATCACCCGCTTCACCCCCCGTGCTTCCAATTCGGTGAAGGGGATTACATTCTGACTGCCCGAACCATAATCTAGTCGGTCAAGATGGGTCACAATCACCTCTGGCCGCAGCCCCTCCAGTTGCTCCAGCAGCGTTTTCTTAAAGCTCCAGCCACACAGCGCAAGCTTACCATCGTAGAACAACATCGGCTCTTCACGCACGCAGCGGGAGGCAATAGGGGTGTGTTGCAGAAGGTCAAACGAAGACTTGTCCAGATCGCTCTTGGACTCATCGTGATTACCACGCAAGACCCAAGTGTTGGGAGAATCCAACAGCTCAATCATCTGCATGATGACCCACTCTGGGACATGCGGTTTGTCAAACAAGTCACCCACCACACAGCGGTATTTGGCTGGAACCTGCATCAACTCCTTGAATTTTTCAAACTGCTTGATGGCCAGAGCCTTCTGGGTTTGAGGTGATACCTGAGAAAACTGACGACCCATATGAGGGTCGCCGATAAACTGCCAGTCATCACCGAATAGCTTAATCTTCGGGTTGCGCTCGAACATAATTTTGCACCGTGAATAACCAGTCTAATTGCCATTGGCAGTCTGCCAATGAACTGTGAGCGTCGGTACGTTCAGGCTTTAACTTTTCGTAAAGGTCACGATCAAAGTTTAAAAGTCCAGCACAGTAGCTCCACATATCTAGCGTAATATAGTACGGAAAGGGACAATAAACCCCGACATCTTTGTACAGACCTTGTAAGAACATAAAATCGAAATGCAGAGGTTTAGACCAGAATACTGCCTTACCAAAAGGATCGCGGTGTTTTAGGACGTAATCGTTCAGTTCCTGCAAAGCTTTTAGATTATCGAATGCTGGGTCCAGAAAGTTCTTGAAGACTGACTGCTTAATCTCTTTTGGTTGCCCTGACCACCAACCGATTGTTTGAGGGTCTGCCACCCTATTAGCTTGGTTGCGACCCATGTTTACGGTTAAGCCTACATCTCTCTCCTGAGTGATCGGGTCAAAGGCAACGATTGAAATTTCTACCACATGATTAAGGTCTGGTCGAGTTCCTGTAGTCTCAAGATCGACCATGAAAGAGTTTAAGCAGCGCATCGGCGGTTCCTAAAGAAAAAGAGTAAGGTTTCAATTCTGCTTCAGACAGGGACTTTTTACCCTTGTCTTTAGCTTCGAGTAATACTGAAGAGTCTACCATAAATATCTGGTTGCTTTGAATGTGCTGGAAGATAATTACATAGGGACTGCGATTCCTTTTAGCTTTCAACATCCCATTCCACTGACCTTTTCTAATCCGACTGAAACCTAAAGTAGGCTTGGTGGTTGCATTGGTCTCTTTACACTCAACATATATTGTTAATTGGTGAAGGACAACCAAGAAGTCGCAAGGGCGAACTTCCTCATATTCTCCCGTGTCGCTTTTATCTCTGAGTCGAATAATGTCCGCACCATAAGCTGAGCCATGTTTGGTGAAATAGAGCATCGAATCCTTCTCTGTTTTCTTCCCTGTACAACGAATAGCAGCCATAAAAACTCCAGATAAAAATAAACCCGCACTTGGCGGGTTTATTCTAGCACGGCAGAGGTTTATGCTGCTTCGACTTCTTGCTGAACAACTGGCCGACCAAGAATATAGGTACTCTTGGTACCAGCCACCTTGGTGACTTTGCCTTGTTCAACCAGCGAGCGTAAAGCAGTGGCTGCACTGGTACGCTTGATAGTTAAACCCAGAACTGCATGTGCCAGAATGATTGCCTCATCAATGGTAAATTGTGGCGGTACTGCTGGACCCGCTTCTTCAAACGCCTCAGTCAGCATACCAAACAGTTGACCTGCAATCGTGGTGTCTGGACGCTCTGAACTCAGATTGAGTTTCACTTCGTCAGGCAAAGTGGAGGTGTCGATGTCAAGATGGTCAAGAATGCTCATGGTATTTCCTCAGTAAACAGGTGATGGAACTTTAATGGAGGGGGCATACTAGCCTAAGTTACTAGGTTCTGCAAGCTAAAACAGACCCCTAGCCTTCTGTCGAATCAGCTTCTCATGGTCTTCGGCGCACTCCTTGCAACAATAGAGAGCACCTTTCGCTGCCTCCTCACCACACCAATGACAGTAACCAGTTGTGTTGCGGCTAGGCACGCCCAAAATCTTGCTCAAAGATTCTTGCAAAGCAATATCCAGCGCTTGCTGGTCAATTTCTTCATCACGTTCCGACATATAAAACCTTTCAGATTCAACCCAAAAAAGAACCATTGCGATATTCTGCAATGGCTTAGGAAAAGTATCCAGACCGAGAGTTTACACGCAAAGAACCCACACTTGCAAGCAGGGGTGCGGGTCATATTCCGAGTATTCTACCCTCGGCTACTCAGGTAGTCAATGATCAACTGGCGTTCCTCCTGAGTAGCTGCCTTGCCCTTGCGAGACTTATCCAAGAACGGTAATTCAGGCATCTCCATCAACTCAATCTGGCCAAACTTCGCCTTAACCGGATGGTAAGGTTGGAAGGTGTAGCCAATGGCGATTGAAGAATCCAGTTTTAGATTGTTGACCACCCCGCGACCATCAATCATCTCCTCATAGAGCAAGTCCATCACGGCCAGACAATCTCGCTTATGCACGGAGAATAAAACTTCATCGTGGATCAAACATAGAAAACGAGCCTCATAGTTGGTCTTGCTCAGTCTATTCACCATAGAGATGATCGCACGCTTAGCCAGTGTTGCACACGAGCCTTGAATCATGGCATTCACCCCCTGATTACCTGCCCTTTGCTGGATCTTGCGGATGGCCAAGCGTCCGTAGTTAGTCGCTGCATCTGAACCGAGAGAATCAAAAATGTCTCGCATCATATCAGCCCAGCGGTCTGTGGCTTCAATCCGAACCCGCCGATGACGATCCGGTAATTCAACGTAGCCTTGCTGTGCCAGTGTTTGAATTGTGCCTACCCGCCACTGCTCACCAACATAGAAGCGCGAGATGTAGCCATCCACCGCCCTCTTGGTACGCTCCATATCCCAGCCCATGTTCTTGGCTGTTGTGCCGAGCCAGCCAGAATACCAGTAACCGAAGTTTGAACCCTTGCCCACATTCTTGCGCAGCTCCTTGGCATCGGGGTGCTTATGAAATTCCTCCAGATACATATCCATACAACCTGCTGCAGCTGCGCTGTGCAAATCTTCATGTGGCAATTGCCCATAGGCTTTGGCGAACTCCGGATCACCCGAAAACTCACCAATCAATACGAGTTCTACAGCCGACCAGTCTAGGCTCAGGAGTAGGTGGTCAGGATTGTCGGCCTGATAGTAACTGCGAACATAGGCGGTTTCACTATACTTCGCCACCTGCTGAGGTGAGGGATTTTGCCCTGCAGTTCTTCGTGTGGCCAGAAGTGAAGTCAAGACAGGATACATTCGGACTGTCTCAGGATCGGACAGGAGGATGTAGGGTGTGACGTAGAGCTTCATGGCCTGTTCGATGACTCCCAATCGCTTGTAGAGTGCCAAGATTGGATGGTCTCCCATCTCGTCCCGTGCTTCCGCATCCGATTGAACCTTACCCCGCTCAACCTTGATGGGCAGACCAAACACAACATGCAACACATAACGCATGGCCATGTAATGGTTGAGGGAGAGTTGAGCTGGAGTTTTTGATCCACTCCCCTTCTCATCTTCCCACCAGGCGTTGCCAGTGGCACAACGTACTTGGGTACATAGTTCCAGCTCAGATACGTTGTCAGGCTGTGCCAACCAATTGGTGAGTAGCTGATGATATTTGGAATGTGCAGCCAGCTTGTACCAAGAATCATACCTAGCCAGCTGGGTGTTGAACGGGGGCAGTTCAGAGACGGCAGGTCTGAGCAGCTCCTTAAACTTCACCAGAAGCTCAGCCACCTCGGTGCGATTGATGCCTCGGCGTTCATAGATCGCGGGTAAATTTACACTCATTCCCTCCTGCCACAGCTTCCCGAAAATGTGACACATCGGGTTTTCCTGCTCCAAATAAGTCTGGATGACAGGTCGATTACGGCCAGCCACCCAGTTAATTGTCTGCATAAACAACTGATAGCACCAGTAAGCATCCTCGCAACCGTAAGATAGGACTTCCTGCCCCGTCAGGGCTGCCATGTGTGGTTTGTTCCCCAACGTCTTATCGAAATCATCCATCTGGTGATTGAACCAAGATTTGATGGCCTTCTTCAGACCATAGCCATAGCTGATCGACTTGATGATCCCGTTGTAAGACCATGCTGAGTCTGAGGTCTTGCCAATAAACTTGTTGAGGACTGTATACTGCTTGGGTGTGAGATCGCTTGCATTCACCGCCTCGTGAAAATACTGGTTGATCTCAGGCATTAAGGTTCGCAGACCTTGATAGAGGGCAGGTCTCAACTTCTCAATAGGGAACTCATCAGGCCCATAAGCACTAACTAACAACTGCATGGAACACAGGTAGTTTGTGATGTCGTAGTTGAGCGTGGCCAGATGTGCAGCGATCTCATAGGCTGCATTGTGAATAATCAGCTTCTGCTTGTTCTGCTTGGTTAGTTCCAGTAGTTCAATCAAAAGACTATGGTCTAATCGGTTCTCTACATCAGCATGAAAGAAGTTGAGATAGTAAACTCGATAAGGATCTACCCTGCCGAAGTAGAAGGATGCACCTGTGATTACGCTTCGGCGATGATCAAAGATCAGCTTCTTGCCTTTCTTGAAACCTTCCGAATCTATATTCATCAGCTTGACAAGACCCGCGTGCGGTTCCTGATAACTCTCGATGTCAAAACCAATATAGCCTTGTGCGTCTTTGCAGCAGCCGATCAGATGATCACGATATTGATCAATGTTTGTTAAATCAACCAGTATTTTTTGTACTTGGTCGATGGGTGGGGAGGCTATAAACATTTCTCGCTCCTAAAGCAAAGACCCCGTAAGGGGTCTTCTATATTTCGGCCTAACTAGGTACTAAGCTTGGCCAGTTTATGGAACAACTCAAACATCTCTGCCTGATCCGCCCCTTTAGTTTCTGTATATGGGTGAAGGGTCACCCCACCAATGGTCCAGTATTTACCAAACGTGCTGTAACGAGCACGCGGATATTTCTTGGCCACTCGTTTGCGGTTAATCAGAAGGGCTAGGTCTTGCAGAACCTTTTGACCATCCTGATTGAAGGCGTAGAGAATCTTCACACCCCCATCAATCAAGACCGACATAGCCTCTGAGTTCTCTACGGTGGCTTGTGGTTCTTCAACAGGCTCGATGATCTTGGTGATCTCAGGAGTGTTAGACTTTAGATCCGCTGACATAGTATCTCTCAATCAATTTGGGAAGTGTCTCATCATACCGAAAATCCACCAGTTTGTATGCGGTCTTTACGTTCTCCCACTCAGACTGCAACAAACGAGAATACTTGCAATCTGTCAGCTCGGGATAGTCAAAACCTTTCTGCAGGGCTTCAGACAGCAAATGCTTGTGGTCCTCTGTTAAGGCGTTCCAACTGGTCTTACCGAACCCTTTGCACCCCTTGATATTATCCGAGGTATCACCCACCAAACTTTTGTATAGGTGAATATCAGTGGCCGAGACTTCAGACAAACTTTTTATCCAAGGGGTTCTGACACGGGCGCTCAAATTTAGAGTCTTCAAATCTGCGTCGGTCGTGTAGAGGATAATATCTCGGGTGGGGTTTGCCAGTCTTAATTTCTTGGCCAGATATGCGATCACGTCATCTGCCTCCCACTGAGGGATTTCAATACGCGGCAAAGTCTGGTTGGCCTTGTAGTCGTTCATCAAGTCAAACACTGCAGAATCGAAGGGCTTTCTTGATCTGTTAGCCTTGTATTCTGGGTAGATGTCGCGTCGATAGCTGCGTGAATCAAAACCATCCCAGAACCAAAGGGTGCTGCCTTCGCTCTCCAAATCCTGCAAAGATTGCATGAAGGACTCGTAGCTGGGGTTGAGACTGTAGAGACGCATGAACACGTTATTGCCATCCATTAGGATGATTGGATTGCTACTCATAAAAAATCTCCATAGAAAAAACGACCCTTTCGGGTCGTTTTAAATTTTAGCTTAAACCTCTAAGCTGCCGTCATCCAATCCAATCAAGCGTAGAGTGGGCATGGCATACTTGACGTTGTTGTTGCCGGTGGCCTCACGACCACTCAACTCAACGAGTACGTCTTCGCCTGCCCAACCTTTTGCGTTGATCTCACGCATCACTGTGTTGATTGGCTTGCTGGTCATCAGTGTACCTGAATAGCCAACAATAGTACCTTCTTCAAGTTTAGCACCTTTGATGCCATTGGCCTTGACCACCTCACCACGAATGCTCACACCAGCAAAAGGTCGGTTTTTCGGAAACTGTGCGGCACGCATCTGCACATAATCGAACCAAGGACGGCCGTTGTAGGCAGGATCGCTGCACTCGCCAACAGTTGTGCCACGGTCGAATGATTTTGCGTAGATTTGTTGGCTGCCGCCGTCCGAATTGTTCAGACCGTGGAAAGGTCGGAAACTACCACCCTGCGCTAAATCGGCCAGTTTAACTCGCAGAATTACATCAGTGAAGTTGTCTTCTTTGATAGCCACACCCATTTTTGTGATTTTCAGGAAGGAGCTAACTTCGCCTGCTGTCTCATTGAGATAGTCATCAATCGAGTATTGCTGCGCTGGGCTTGCCACGGAGAGGGCAGTTTGCGCTGGGGTTGACACAACCGATTGTGGAACTGGTTGTGCTGCAGCTGCTTGGCTGATGATGTCGTCTAAGTTCATGTCGTTGCTCATGGTATTACTCTCGCTATTGCTATTACAGAAAAGAAAGTTCAGGGAAAGTCCCGTGTTGCCCAGATCGTCTGGGTGAAGCAATTATGGCTAAGGCCAAATCATTGTGCAATCTCCTTTTGTATTCCGTTTGTAAATTGGCTATACTTAGTTCATACCCTAATAGCGGCCTAGTTCAGCTTCCCACTCTCAGCTAGTAACGAAGGTCCGAACGAAAGCTGCTTTTAGGGAGCCTCACATAAAAACACTGTGCTTAGTTACCATCAGTCTATCTCATCATCCGCGTTACAGTCGTCTTGGTCGAGATTGAATTCAAGATAGGCGTTCATAGATCACCCCGCGCCTTTGCGATTGCCTCCCGAACCGCTTTACCTGCATACCCAAGCAAGTGTGGCTCTGCGCTTTCCAAAGCTACCAACAACTCCGCGTTCTTTTGCTTGAGCGCGTCGATTTCTGCCTGTGCTTCGACCAGTTCACCACGCATATCAACAATCTCTTGATATGTGCTATCAAGTAATTCCTGCGCATCCTGAATGTCTTGGTCGGTCAAATGATCTTCGAGCTTTTGGCTCAGTTCGTTTAAGTTCATCTCAAAATCCTCGCCCCAACGATGGGGCTGTGTGGTTATGCAAAAAGGAACGCACATGCGATCGCAAAGCCCGCCGCCACAAAAAACAAATCATTCATCGCACACTATCCTCTAAGCGACACTTGCGTATCGTGCCATTCTTGGCGCTGCGGGGGATTGAATCGAGTATATCAAACACGGTGCGCGGTAGTTATTGGTTTTGTTGATATGAAAAAGCCCGCTTATTTGGCGGGCTTGTGTTTGGCTAGAATTCAGATCCAATATCAATACAGTACACGTCGAGCCATGCCTGCGCAGGCCATGACTTCACAATACCCCAACGCGGGTCTACAACTTCAATCGGCTTTAACCCGCGTTCCTTGCACCACTTTTTCAGCGGTTGCCATTTATAGGCGTTGCCAGTCAGGTTTTGCACAGCAATGATAGTTGCATGACTCTTGCACCGGCCAATCTCAGCTTGCAACGCGCTAACCTTGCGAGACGCGGCGGACGCTGTAGCCATGGCAGTGGCTTCACGCTTGCTCCCAATTTGTGCTTTGGTGGCAATGGCATGATCCCGTTCGGCGATAGCTTGCAAGCGGCCTTGTTCGGCCTGCATTGCTATTTGCAGTATTTCAAGGGTGGTCAATTCAGCAGGTGTTTTGGTCTGTGCCGCTTCGAGTTCTTGCCAGCGGTCAACCACAGCAGCAGTGAATTCTGGCGACAGACGGGCAACAATCACTAGACTGTCGCGCTTGTCTGACAAATACTCAGTGTAGTTTTGTCGGTTTTGAGGATGGATGTATTCATGGGGTGTCGTATTTTTTACGATACCCGCTTCGATCAGCGAGCGGACAAGCTTCAGTACGTTGTCGTGCTGCTTGCCTGTAAGCTGCGCAATTTCGCGGCTAGTCATCACCTGAGCAGACGCTGCTTTGATTAAATCACTCATAATTTTCACTCATAAAAAAGCCGTGCATTCGTTACTGTGGTGGAAGATGGGTCGAGTAGCCCAAACACAGCAAAAAACACACGGCGTTTTTCAACTCGAATTCTACTTCATTGCACGGCTTCCACACCACGCAACAAGTAAAATATAGCACGATTCTGATGGGTGACATATGAATAAAAGTTATCGGTTAATTTTGATCTATAAATATTATTGATTAATAGTTTTTTGCGCAGCAGGGTGTGATGGTCGAGCCGCCACACTCACCGCTAGACAAAGACCGGCCAGTCTTGTGAGTGCAGCTTCTCTCCGTTGGGGCGTGGCGGCAAACCGTCAAACACGGCTTGGGTGAGCTTTTTGAGTTTGGGTGTGGGGCAGTCTGATCACATGACCCCCGACATCCAAATCGAGCGCAGTCGCTTCGCACGGCCACCACGACTCGTCATCAAAATAATACGCAAGCCCATCTTTAGCCTTGTAAAAAGCCCCTGTTTTTAGGTTTTGATGCGTCGCACCCTCAGGCGCGTTTTTCCAGTCTGTTTGTACTTCGGTCATCTCACTCATCCTTTACAAAAAATGATAGGGAAGAAGCCAGCCTGAGCCAGCTCCTGTTCGCGGATTTTCATTGCCTCGTAGCAGGTTGCAATGCTTTGATAAACTCTTGGTTTCTCACAACTTTGATAAGTGCCAGCCTTGGTGGTGATGCAAGCGATAAGGATTAGAGTGTTCATGAAACTCTCCACGACATTAGAGCTTGAAAAACTTCAGGCTTTAACTCCGCTTGGTAATGCAAAGCAGCAAGCTTGACTTGAGCTTCCTTTGCAATAACATAGGCTTGATACGCTTTTTCTGGGCAATCAAATGAGCCTAGCTGAACCGCCTCCCCAAAAGAGTTCACTCTGGCTCTAAACTTTCCTTGCTTTTTAACAAAAGTCACACCTCTAGGCCACTGCCCTCTACGCTTGGCGTAGTCATTCAAAAGTTTATTGATTTGCTGAGGAACAAACCTACAAAAGTCTGGACTATAAAGTTTATTACCTTTTGCCAGAATATCTTTATCTAGGTGTTTGCCTTCTGGCTTACCTTGGTAGGCTACTTGAGCATTGACCCATTCAAGGAAACAAGCAAAAGAAAGCCACTCTTGGCAGCAGTCCACCTGCTTATAGGTTGGTTGCTTATTCTTCGTGACCACAGAGTAGCTTCTTTTTAGCATGTCAGACCAGATCTCGTACTGCCAAAGAAGTTTGCCCTTTATTCTGATCTGAAAGGGAACGTCAACTCTCCCTACCCCCTGATTGGTTGGAGGGACTGAAATCCTCTCTACTGTCTTTAAGGCATCTACCTCATTTTGCGTAAGTTTTAACTTCAAGATCACTCTCCTTCATTCTCGGAAATGTCAGTACAGGACATTCTGCACTGACCTTGTTACTGTTAATAGAGTTTGCACGAACTTTAACCAGCATCAGTTGTTCAATTGTATCTCTATACTCAAGTATAACAATGCGAAGCGGGTTAGGTCTAACTCCCCGCTTCGCTCTAGCCACTGCTTGAGTAAAATCATCATCCCCGTAGTCCATAGAGTGGAAGATGATTATATCCAGGTGAGCCCAGTTAAATCCCGTGCCTGCCGTCTTCGGGGAAGCAACTACAAAATCTAAGTTACCCGCCCTGAACTCCGTATCAACTTGATTACGCTCAACAGAACTGACAGAACCGTTGATAAGACCCCCTCGGAAACCTAGCTTCTCCAAGTGGATTTTGATCCGTTCCTGCTCGAAGGTGAAGGGTGCAAAGATCGCCACAGGGTTACCCTCAGCCATATAGCTGGCCAAGCGTTCTTCCTTGGCAGTTGCCTTCTGACCAATCAGGTCCAGATGTTGAAAATCCACCGCCTGACCTGAGGCATCCCAACCCACCGGAATCCGGATCTTGTGTGGGTGGTTCAAGATTTGACGGCAACGAAGCGTGGCTTGGGCAGGTGCGCTCCCCATATCAATTGACTCCTGCAACTCAAGCACGCCCTCTTGCTCGAATTGTCGGTAAACCTTCTCATGCTCCCCGCTCAGGTCTACAGTGTCTCGCACAATATATTCCTCAACCTCACCATAGACTTGGCGGGAGGTGTGGCAGATTGAATTGCGGTACAGCAGAGCGTTCAGAATTTCGTGGTTTTGCCAGTTGATTACACTGCCAAACGTATCAGTCACTTCATGAGTCCCTTGGAAGAACCGATAGGTTTTATAGAACATCGGTTCAATGACCCGACAATAAATGTAGGCGGATGTGAGCTTGCCGTAGGGTGTTGGGGTGGCAGTGAGAAATTTGACTTCGATGTCCGCTCTTCTTTGGCAAAGGGTGTCGAATTTCTGAGTGCGCTTTGAGTTGTACCCTCGGTAATACATGTGAGGTTCATCGCAAATGATCGCAAATACATTCGAGCCTTTGAGATCAGGCCAGTAGTTGAGGATGTAATCTGCAAAACCTTCGGCAGTGCATAGAAAAACCTTGGCTTTTGTGTCGGCCAATACTTCCAGTTTCTTGGCCTTGGTGCCGACCAGTTTTACTATCTCAGACTCGTGTAGACCCGTCCAAGCGAGTAGCTCGGACTGATTCTTGTTGATCAGGCTGGTAGGTTGAATCCAAATTACGCGCTTGTTCAAATGCTTCACCACATAGCGGGTGTAGACGCAAGCTGGGGCGGTTTTACCCGTCCCAGCCTGACTACGATCCAACATGCGTGGGGTGTGCATCAAGCGAGCAAGTGTTTGCTTCTGAGCATCCCGCAGCGTTAATGTCATTTGAAGGTAACCCTTACACTTGGTTTGGTGGAGATTAGGTTGGCGGGTAGAAACTTGGCAGTCTTCTCTGCCGAAATAGTCACATACTCGCTTGGATTGATCTGTTGCTCAGCCATCCAGCTTAGGGCGGCGGAGTTGTCATTGACGACCCTTGTGTTGACCAGTGTGATCTTCATGCTGTTGCCAAAGCCTAGGGATTGGCTGCCGTCGCTCGCCACCCCTTTTGCATATTCCTTGAGCGCCTGCTCAAGTTTTTCAATCTGGCGAATAGCTGCCGAATGTTCATCCAGCAGTGTTTGACGTAGGTCTAGCGCCTCCTGCAATGCAGCATGGTCGAAGCAGTCGAGACGAGCGATTAGTTCGGAGTAGTTCATGGGTAATCATCATCCATTGGGTCGAGGTCATAGAACTTGGGTTTAGATGTTTCGGTGAAATCTTTAGGTTGGGTTTTTCGGGTTGGTTTGACAGAACCTACCAAAGGAGCTTCAGTAGGTTTGGTGAGTTTTAGAAAATCTGCGTTGAACCCAGCATTGTTGATCAGTGCCAAGATTTCAAACAGTTCACCTAAAGTTACTCGGGCATGTTCATGGACTTCAAGTTTGGGACTAAACCCATTCTTGGTGAGAGCTTTGAGAATGCTGTTCTCCAGCTTCTCATTGCTAGAAACCTCCAGATACCGCAGAAGCAGTACCTGAAAGTCTTGCTGTGCCTTTTGCTCAGCCTTGCTGAGGGCAGGTAGGATCCTCATTTTGAGGGGATCAGTCGATCAACCGCATTGGCCAGCCTTACCAGAATTAGGCTTGCATAGTTGATCACAGCTGCCAGAATTAGTAGCAAAGCGAAGGTGAAAATCCAAGGAAAATAGAGTAGCCAAAGCATGGATTTTCGCTTCGTTTGCACCTGAAAAACGATCAAGGTAGACCACAAGCTAAAGACTACCAGTGTAGTCAGATAAGGGTCATAGATCATGGGCATCAATTTCACCGTTGAGAACCTGTTGGATTGAAAAATTCAAGATTGCCTCGGCAGTCTTGGCTGGGTTATGTTTTGGCAAATTGGGCATACTTCGATACAAAACCTTGTTGAACTCAGCAACCACCGAGACAATAGAAAAGGCAGGCCAAGCGGGTTTGGGTAGAACCCGAATATCCAGTTCGAGGGTTACTGGGTCGTAGTATTGAATACTCTGATCACCAATGCACACCTGACAAGCCTTTCCAGAATTGTAGTAGACCAAAACATTCGTGCCAATTTTATAGCGATTGCGTCTAGCCTTGCTCACCATGTCGTGTGTATCTTGTATCAGTTGGTGAATCAACTTGTGATAGGGGCTAACGAATTTGGCCAAGGTTGACCTCCGGATTTACGATTGCGTAGGTAGGAGTGTTGTGGACTAATCGGGCAAGCAGCAGATCGCCGACCTTACAGCCCAGCTGCTCAGCCTCACGATTGATTAAGAGAGGGCTGGTCAAGCCCTCATAACCTAATGCCTCGGACTGGCACTTGAGCAAAACTTCATCCGGAGCTTCCAAGATTTCCAGTCTTAGCCCATCTCGTGCCGAGTAAACTACGCCCAGCAGGAAGTCTGGTTTTTGGGTGCTGTAGAGTAGAATGTCTGCCCCGCTGTAGTAGGGATGCAGCGTTTTATACTGCTCCATCAAACCCATCATGCCTCTGGCTCGCCACTGGGCTGTGTCCACCTTTGTCTTGGGTTGTAGGGGTAGATTCATTGGCCACGCGAGGCGGCCGGTGGTGTCGATGGATTGCAGGACATCAGTTGCTTTGATCATACATTTCTCGCAAGGCTTCTTGGGTGATTTCAAAAACTTGTAAAACTCTAAACTCTGCATTTACATAGTCAGGGTCATCGCTGCTCGCTAGATCGGAAAATAGAACATCTAGCGGTGTGATGTCCAGAATGTCGAGGGGCATCTTGAGGCCAAGTGAATTAAACTTGACTAGAATCTGCTGGTCGGTCAGGTAGGTGAGACTCTCGTAGCCTGACAGGTTCTGGTAAGTGTTAAGCCAATCTGTGATGATGTGATTGACAGTCTCACCCTTGATCTTGAGATTGCGGGTCTTGTCTTTGAGAGTGTAGAGTCGGGAACGTGGATTGTAGCTGACTTTGAATAGTGGCACGATATAGCTCCTAGGCTAGAAAGAAACGTCTTGGGTTCTTGGGTGAATTGATAAACATGGGTTGAGATCCCTCCTGATTGACATAGACTTGGACTGGCCGATCAAGACCGCTGGGTACGGTCCAAACACCTAAAAACTTGAAATCCTTGTCCAGCTCGATTACAACAGGCTCAGAGTTGAGACGATGAAACAGGTCTTCGTGATCAAGTTCTTCGGCCATTTCTTCGGTTAGGCCAAGATTGCTCAGCCAGATTTGATAGTCAGTCATTGCGGTAACTCCACTAGGTTGAAAATAATTTGGTCTTGCTGTGCGTTAAGCATGGTCAGCAAGTCTTGCAGCAGGTAATCACCCAACTGAGCGAGGGTCAATCGGCAGAATTGATCATGCGAAAAGATTGATCTCGAGGTGACTCCGTAGAGTGTGAGACGGAAATCATAGTCCATCTCATCCTTGAGGACGTTCATCTCGATCTGATTCGATTGCATCAGCAGATTCAAACTTTCCAGAACCAGACTTAGATTCTTGGCCGCTAACTCCGTATGAGTTTGAAAACTTTGGATTTGGTTCATCATGTTCATCATGTTCATCAGTCCTCCCAGACCAAATAGACCCAACAGATTAAGCTCATCACATATTCTCCATGCCATGAGCCATATGGTTTGGGACTTCGTGGTGTTCACCCGCACTATTGACCATGCTGGTCTGCACCATCATTTGGGTTGAGGGAAAAATCCCGACCAATAGTTCAGCCAGCTTTGTTCTAATAGCCCCCTCCATCTCACCAGAGTACAGGTGAGTCTCAGGGGCGATGGCCACGGTGATCCATCGAGAGCTGAGCCATGCTGAGATGATTGCGCTGCTGGTTGTGCTGTAGCCGTTGTGTTGGTGAATGGAGCAGTGCAGGCCGATTGAAGGAGCGAACAGATGATCGTTCAGCAGCTTGAGGTGGGGTTTGAAAACGGAAAAGGTTTCGAGTTTCATAGCGCAATATCCTTCATGTCAGAGCTAGGTTCAAAGTGATTGCTGAAAAAGACGCTGGTGGGTGGTGAGAAGATAAACAACTGACGCGGGTCAATCTTTTCACCCAGACCTTTCTTAATCACCTCAATCAATTCTACTGCCTTAATCTCATGGGGTGGGATGCAGACCATTACTTGCCAGCTATCGCCATCCCAGACCTGAATCTCGGCACTGGCGTGGCCTGAGGTCTCATGGATCGAGAGGTTTAGTGGAGCTACTTGGCCGAAGCGTTTAAAGGCATCTAGTACAATCGGTTGTACAAAAACTTGCTTGAGTTCACACATGATAGGAATCCAGAATTTCGCAGAGTTGATTGAAGAGATCCATTTGGGTTGAATCAGCATGGCGGAGATTGTCAGTCTCCGCCATCAGTTGAGCGAGTTGCTCAAGTGCTACCACTCGCCTTTCTCCTGAACTATATAACCAGAGATCCAGTTAGCTCGTGGGCTATAATCAAAGGTGGCTTGCAAATGAACACCGATCTGTTCAAGCAATCGCGCCACTTTTTCGAAGTCGTCGTTGTCAACTACAACCCGAACTGGCTCAGTGTCGGCAGTTGCTAGGTTGGCAACCAGATTGCGGATCCCATCGGCTAAATCGCCAGTTATGCAGCTGTGATAAGTTTTGGTATCGAGGTGATATTCTGTGCGGAATAAATCATCACGCTGCAACCATTCTTCTTGATAGCAATCCGTTGCCCACTCAGCCAGTACGATTGGGTTGAGGTGTAAACCTTGACCCATGGTCTTATACTTGCGGCCTGAGCGATGATCTGTGAGAGTGAGGGTTGGAGTTCCCTCGAAACCTTTACGGCGCGAGGTTCCGTGTTTGAAGCTGATAGCGAAAATCGGTTGTTGTTTCATAATGTCACCGTTGGAATAGATTGAAGGGTTTTTTGGTATTGCCGACCGTGGCCAATATAGGCAATGACTGGTGCATTTTTGCTCCAGCAAGCTCGGCAATTCTGACACATGCCCTGCTGCTCCGGAGCAGGGCAAACGAATACGCCGTTTCGGGCATACTCTTTATGGGGGATGATGGTGGATGTGGTTGGCCAATCGAGTTGCACCAACTCTCCGGTAAGACTATCAGAGGAGAGTCGAATTACCACGTTGGGCAACTGTTGCATTTTGGTAAGGATGGGTAAAAACGTAACATCCTTGTGCATCCGGGTGGGCATCCAGTGGCGGGTGTGGGGTGTTGCCTGCATGATCTGGTAAATTTTCTCAGCCAGATCAATATGGTACAGGTCTCCGCTGTCGAACCAGCGAAGTTGCGGTAGATCGTAGATTAGGCGGGTCATCTTACCGACCCAGTTAGCTTCCTGCCACTCAATCGCATTTTTCGCCCTCACCGCCTTTACGTTCTTGAACCGATAATTACCATCGGTTGCGTAGCAAGTGCGGCAAGCATCCACAAGCTGTCCCATACGGTCGAAGGCTTGTGGGCAGTGTTCGATGGCCTGTAGAGACCAACTGTGGCAGGACATTTTGGATGTTTTTGAAATGGGCATAATTTGCACCTACTCTACGGTTGCGGTTGGGTGAATTTCTCGAAATAGCCAGATTCGACCATTTCTAGCAAGCTACCGATGGTCATATTTGAGACCAGACTGGACTGGCGTGGGAAGGCGACGGCATACAAGCTGCTGCCCTGGCATCGAACGACCAGACCATGCTGACGTAGAATGGTTCGGCAATAGCTGAGGGTTTCGCGGTTGGTCATACCTATCATGAGAGTTGCTCCGTAAAAATTGCATGAGGGAATGGTAGGGGGGAGTTATGAACCCCCCTTTTTTTACGCTTCAGAACCTAGTGGATGGTTTTTGATCAGCTCAGTTAGCGTCCCCATGTACTTCTGTTCAGCCACAGAGATCACAGCCAAATCCTTCCAATAACTGTTGCGGGTTTTCTGGTGTGGCTCCAAAGAGTCTAGCAATTCTGGACGGTTATCACAGATCCAGTGGGTGAAGATTGCCTGAACATTTTCGGGGGTTTGCCAAGCTGGGTGCTCATGGAGAACAGTTTGGCCATCAATAATCAAGACACCACTTGCGTAGACCTCTTTGTGGCGAATGTACATTTCGATACGTTTCATGGTGTTACCTCACTTACTTGGATGATGTCGCAAGGAGTGCTGCCTTGCTCTCGGTGGTATAAGCCGTCAGAGTCATATAGTCGGCATCTTTTGAGAAGACGATGGGGGTTGATCCGACCTTTCCAGTTGGGATCCAGCTGATCTTCTACTTCTCCCCCTGAGCGGAAGTAGAAAATATAGGTTTGACCCGTCTTGAGTTCGGCCAGATTGATATTGGGGGCTTTCTGAATCGTTCGGCTCATCAGCCTTCTCCTATTGAAACTTCGTGATAATAAACTTTGCCCTTGCCCTTGCCCTTCGGTTTAGGCTCAACCTCACCCACATCCTTGTAAACACGGATAGATTTCACAGCTCCTGCTTTGTTGGCCAGTTCGGTTTCAAGCTTGCGAATTTCGGCCAGACCCAAAGGCTCAGTGCCAAACATCCAACGGTTACCCACGTCAACCTGAACCCCGTAATAGCCGTTGTTCTCGTGGCCAGCCCAGTAGAGAACCTCCCGCTGGGCAGGGGGATAGCGATCAGTCACGACCGAACCGTCCTCGAAAATGATTTCCGAAATCAGGTCAGGCTTGGATTGAGCTAATGCCCAATCCTTCATGTCGTGATGAAGGCCGTCGATAGGGTGTCCACGGTAGTTTGAATAGCATGGTTTCTTTAGGATACTCATGAAACACTCCAGATTGCGGTTTTGTACAGTCGCCCGTTTTTGAGCAGGTGAGCATAGTCGGCCTTGAATGTCTGAATCGCACCACGTTTGGAACTGGCCGAGACATCCACATACTGTCCGAAGGCGACGACGAAGCGAAAGGTCTTAGTCATTGCGCCCTCCCTCCATAACCCGCCAGATTAGGCAGGGGATCAGGATGGAGAAGGCAAGTAGCATTAGGACTAGGCTCATGCAGAGTCCCCTTTGATCAGACCCGCCAAGACTCGTGCCTTGTCGAATCGAAAAGTGCTATTTGGCCGTGTGGCATGTTGGGCAAGCACGTTATATTTAGAGCCTTTGATACCTAAATGAGGGTCGAGAACCATATAGGTATCAGCCCCGTCAACAAATAGGTCACCCTCCTCAATCTTGATGGGGTTGAGTCGAATCTGAACCCAAGCCTGTGAATTTTCGTCAGGGTCGGTAACTGCCTCCAAATAACTCTTGGGGCAACCAGTAGCATATGGTCCGGAGGAGATTGACATGTCCTTGTAGCCCCATTTGCCGTCCATCTCTTGTAGTAGGTTGCACCAGATGGTGACGTAGGATTCAAACAAATCGTGTTCGCGAGGATTGATTTGCACCAACTGCCACAATGTGTTGCCACGCAGTGACTGCTTCAAAACCTTGTGTGGAGCAGAGGCGTAGCTGTCGCCCAACTCATCTACCAGTGCTTGCTTGTTGCTCCAGCCGAATGTCCAGCCCATGATGTATCTCCAAAAATTTGATTGAGGGACTACCCAAATGGATAGCCCCGAAAGACCCAGCTTACTGTTTACACTCCCAAAGCAGATTACGAGCCGTCTCGGACAGATCTTCGTAAGCATCACGCTCCCAGTACTCGCCCAGCAATTCGGACAAGTACAGCCCCATGAGAAGAGCGGTTTGGGAATATTCCCAAGTAAGTACAGGCTCTTGCCACGACTCTACGTCGTAGTAAGGTGTGAAGCCGCTGTGGGGCGTGAGGTTGTCCTTGAAAACGGCCGCCAATTTGTCCTCGTCGATGTTCTTGTAGATCATCTCGAGTTGGGTTTCGCTGATGTATGCGAAGATCCGATCTGACTCGAAATTGTACTCCCGAGGGGAAGTCAATTTCTCGAAGCTCAGCATTAGACCTGATTTATGACGAATCCAGTCCACAATCTGGGCAGCCAATCGAGTGTAGTAGACAGGCCAGTTCACTGAGTCTGAGTCGAGACGCTCTGCATCTTCCTCAGCACAATCGTTGTCGAACTCAGACTCCCAGACATAATCCCAGATCGAATCGTAGAACCCCATGAAGGGGATTTCGATCACTTTCAGTTTGTGGTGGATGCCTTCGTTCATAACACTGTGTGGCAAATTCCAGAGGGGTTTTGTTTGGATGAGGTTTGACATGGTATTACTCCTGTGTGCCGCATTTTGTGATGGATGAGATTTGAAGCTCGTTGTTTGAAGTCCAGCCACTCTTAAATAACTCACGAGCTTCGGCCTCAGAATTGGCCTCGATAAAGCTATAGTCTGTACGCCAATCACGCTTAAATTGGCCATAGTTGGCTTCACGCCATTGAAAATCAACACGATATTGTTTCATGATTAGACTCCTAGGTTCCAAGTGTGTAGGTGAACCAGAACGTCTTCTCGAAGATCGTCAGTGCGCCAACCCTTTGGAAATTCCAGATACTCTAATTCAGCTGAGTATTCCTGCTCATACTCAGTCCCGTTACCCTCCGAGGTATCACGGACGTTCTCGAACAGGGTATCTACCAGACAGAGGTAGTCAGAAAGACGCATAGGGTCGAAAGCCACATTGCGCGGCAAACTTACCAAGGCGATGTTATTCCGAGGAGTATGAGCCTGAAACTCAATCACCCCTTCAGCCCAACGGAGGTAGTTGGGGAGACAGAACCACCCCCGACTATCTAGGATGACTTGCTGGGGGTGGTTCTGGATTCGCTCAATCAGAAAATCAAGCAGTTTGATATGGGGGAAGATGTTTGATTCAGCCCGCTCAGGCCAGCGGTTTGAAATAGAAGCAAGCATTGAGCAGACTCCTTGGATCGGTACAAGACGGCTGCGGATTGTGTTACAGATGGCAGAATGGCTAGAAGGCGTATTGCCAGCGTCCAGATTGGCACGCAAGTTGATGAGTTCGGCCAGCAATTTTGCGAGCCCTGTGGTTGGATTGGTCATGGTGTTACTCCATATCTTCGGATAGTAGGTTGGTGGGTAGTGGGGCGATGAACATCAAATCATCCTCCCACAACTCCATTAAAACGGAAGCACTCGGGGCATGCACAACTCCCCACATGTCTTGGTGGTACACAATGAAACGCGGAAGATCGAAATGATATTCCCAGCCCAAGAACCGAAATGCACCTCGGGTCAACAGATTGTAATAACCCAGCGAGCCGTAGTTGTACTGGTTGATGAACCAGAGTTGGTCGAAACGCTCAACCGGAAGCTTATCCGACTCCCGAGCTTGGCCAGTGAAATTGACCACATATTTGTAAGTCATAAGTTAGACCCCGTACTTGGCACGATTGATGTATTCGCCAATGAATTCCTCGGCGTTAGTCCATTGACCATAGAAATAGCCTTCCTTAAAACGCCACCCCATAGATTTCATGATTTCGCAAATTTCCTCGAATTTGAGAAAGCCTAGTCGAGCAGACTCGACTGAAATCTTGGCACGGCGATTACCATTCCTATCGTACTTGAGCCGGATGATCTCGGCATCCGCAATCGTTTTGTGACAGGGCAGATTAGAGGTCCGATGCAGACAGTTTTCCGAACCGTCCCGAGTGATATATGAGAACTCACCCCCAATGTTAATTCCAACGTAGTTGTAGATTCCGCAACAGGTCTGGAAAATGTAGGGTTGGATAGGCGAAGCGGCGGCGATTGCCTCCTCGTGCTTTTTCAGCAGAAGGGCGTAGGATGGCGAAAAGGGGCGCAATTGGGTCATGATTAAGATTCCTAAAGGGTTGAGGAGGGAGGTTGAATTTCGAGTCGAAGCGAGGTATCAGACTCCTCGGACTCGGACTCGGACTCGGACTCGGACTCATAGTCGATACAAGCCAGAAGACAGCTATCGTCTGATCGTCCAAAACCAATGCTGGCCAATTGCCAGACCATTGGTGCGGGATCGTGACCGCCCGATTCAAAGAAGTACTCGAACTGCTCGTACTCAATAAATTGTGGAGCAGCTTGGGTAAACAACTTGTCCTCGAGAGTTTGTATAGTCTCGAGGGTAAGACCAAGGAGGGTTCCGACCAGCAGGAGCTGGCGGTTTTGAGGGCGGTAGAGCGAGAGTGAATACATAGAGAAGTCCAAGAGTCCAAAGGTTCGAGAGAAAGAGGAAGAAACCCTTTTTAGGGAAACAGATTAAGATCAGTCAAGACCTGCAACTGAGTCGAGTTAAGACTCCTATGTCCGTAAACTTGGATGTGACAAGTTCCAGCGATCTCGAATTGGTCAGCCCGACCCAAATGGGGTCGAACCTCGAAATCGGGACTTGGGTAGATACTCTGCACGAGCTCAAGATAACTCGCATAATTGCATCTCGTCACCACTTGGTGAGAGACCGTCAGTTCGTTTTCTGTGGTCTCGAGGTACCAAATGTGTCCAGCGGAGGGTTTCGGCTCAAGCCGATACTCCAGCTTGTCCGACCACATCGGGTCGATGATCTCCAACCATTTTGAGTTGGGTTTACGCGCCCAGACTGTATATGCCTCTGGACTCTGATTGAACTGCTGGATTAGCTCATGATGTTTGGGGTGTTTGGGGGTCATAGATAAAACTCCAAGTCAGAGGTTAAGAAAACAGGAGGGTGTGAACCCGCCTTCTTGATTATTCAAGAAACTCATAGCGGCGAGCCGAAAGTTAGGGTTAATCCAGAAACTCGAACTCATGTGGTTCGAGCGAAGCTACCAAAAAGGTGGTTGGTTCACTTAATGTTCCAACCACATGTTTGATCACCAGCTTGCGCGGGGCTTTCCCGTGCCGACGGTCGCGGGTGTTTATTGTTTGTTTGATGCGATAAGCATCGTCCAATGTCTGAGCAATTGCGATTGGGGTCATGATGGGTGAAACTCCGTGGGTTAAGGGGAGGTTTTAGCTTATAGCAAAAATATAGCTATAAGCTAATAGTTTGGTTCGGATTTGTAAGTGAACCAAAGGGTCATGATCAATGGTCATGTGCCCGACGCTTCGCATCGGGGTCATGGGTGAGACCTAAGTTGGGGTCATGGGTTAGGGGGTCGAAGAGCTTCTCGATAGAGCTCCAAGGTTTCGACCAAGGAGCGTCGGGGTAGGCCAGAAGGCAGCTCCTCCGGATTTAGGCCGAATAGCAGCGCCCAGTTGGGATCCATCTGATAGAACGGCCATACATGATGTATGTAGATGAATCTTCCGAATTCTGGCTGACTGGCCGTTCTTGGCAATCTGTACATCTTCGATTTATTATAAAATTGGCAATCCCTCGCCCTTATAATAAATCTATTATTATTAACAGTCAGTGGTTTTAAATACTCCAGAACCACTGGATCTATTAATAATTGGAAATCTTTATTATCTACTAAATGTAGATATGTTCGGTTTGGTGTCGGTTCGAAGGCATATGGCCTCAAATCTGCGTATTTTTCAGCCAATTTGCGTGGATTTTTGCCCAAATGGGCGCAGAAGTCCAACCATGTCGCTTCGTAGAGCGTCCCGTCCGAGATATCGCTTTTCAGGAAGAACGCATGGGGTGTTCGGTTTGGCATGGGAAATTGCTCCAGATTGTGTCAGTTTTCGGATTCTGACAGGTGAAAAAGGGTGAAAGTGGGATGAAAATGGGGGTTGACAACCTAATAGTAAATGTGATATGTGAAATTTGAAAAATAATTTAATTTTGTCGTGAATTGTATAAAATAGGCGTTTTAGAGGCCGAAAAACAGCACAATTGGTTAAAAAATGAACTGCTGTATAAATTTTTTATGTACAGGAAAGCACTGTCTTTATTCTTTTTTCTGATAAGAAAGGTGATTGTTAGCGGAAAAAACGATGAAGAGTGAAAACTAGATCAAATGATTCGAGCTGTGTCAAATAGAGAAAATTGAAAGTGTTGAAAAAAAGGGGTAAAAACCATACTTTTTAGTGTTTGTCAACGATTTGGGGGTTTCGAGGGGGGTTGACAACTAAGTGATTGATTCCAGACATGTATTTGGAGCGAAATGTCTGATTGTTCAAAAAACGTACAAACCAGCTGCTTGGGCTAAATTGCGAGTTTTTTGGTGGTAGCAGATTTGACTCCCTTTTAGTGACCAAAAAGAGCTGGTTTTTGGGGTCAATTTCGGGCTGATTTGATCAAAAAGTGAGCGGTTTTTTCTGTCATTTCGGCCAATTGGGGTTGGTTTTAGATTGACCAAATTAGCGTACAAAATTGGTAGGTATATAGTCATGGATTTCTGAGCCTCTCAACCATAGAGAGGTCTTGGTTGCGGCATTTTGTGGTCGTTTTTGACCCTGTAAATGGATTTTGGTGGTTGAGTGCGTAAATGTAAGGGTTGAGGGATTCTAATTATGTCTCTGGATGGCTCTGGGAAGCGTTTAGAGCGCTTTTAGAGCTACTTCTGGTACGTTGGTACCAGAAGGGTGTCGTAGGAGGCTCTCAGAGCGTTTAAATTGCGGTGGCTGGCCGAGGGGTGAATTTGAGGTTCTGGCCAGTGGGGTGTGTTTGGGCATTTGTGTGAGGTCTCGCGAGAGTTCACGATTGCAGTCCTGTCATTTGGGCAAAAGTGCAAATGAGGGTGCAAATTTTAGTGGTAGCAGGTTAGACTGTTTTACGGTTTATACTTCTATATATAGAGTTATTTTTGGCTCAAATTATATTTTTTTATTTTTTTTTCTCTAAAAACACTTGACAAACACTTGTCAAGTGTGGTAGCAAAAAATAATTTTTTGTTACTTGTATAAGATTTTTTTTACTTACCCTATAGCCCTCTACTAAACTCAAAAACAGTCTAACTTGCTACCACTAAAAAGAGTAAAAAACTGAAATCGAGCCAGCCGTATCTAATTGGTCTCAAGAATGCCCCTAGAATCGCTCTATTTGCGTCCTAACGCTCCTAAACTACCCTAACTGGCACAACCCTACCTGAAGGCTCTCAAACAGGCTTAAAACGCTTCCTACGAGCTTCTAGCGCTATGGCACTTTTGGGTTGTCAGAACGTCACTTTTGGCATTTATTATAAACTTTGACCGCTCACATTATAATGGTCACCAGAATTTATTATAGTGGTGGTCGGGATTTATTATATTAGCAGTCAGAATTTATTATATAGTGGTGAGGGCGTTATTAACTTTCATTAACTGGTATTAACTAGATTTCCCTGACTCTATAGAAATCAATGACTTACGAATTACCTGCACTTTTGGGGTTGGGTGGAGGTGTCCTCAG